TCTGAGCGGGGGCAATCCTGTCCAGGGGCCGCCCCCGCTCACCCTACGTCTCTCTACCGGATATGTCGGCAACCAACGCCAGGACTCTGGCCTTCCCTTGCGTGCAATCACCCGGCACCAACAAGGTTAGGTCGATCGTGTCCGCCGCCGTGTAGACCTTGCCCTTGGTGCAGTAGGCACCGGTTGTCTCCGGCGTGCCTCGGTAGGTTCCCACCGTTCCTTCGGTCACCTCTGTGTTGTCAACCCAGCCATCAGGATCGAGCCCGTCGCCGGCGTCAATCGTCGGATTCGTGCCGTTCCAGGCTTCCGCGATCTTGACCCATACCGCGAGAACAAAGACGTCGGCCGCGAGCGACACGCTTGCGTGCGCCCCGCCGCCGTCTCCGAAGCCGATCTCGTCTCCGACGATCAACCAGGTCTTCGCGATCTCCTGAGTCATCCGTCGGCTCCCCGGAAGCGCGAGTTGTGGAAAAGTCCGCCGGGCACTCCCACAAACTCCTCGTTGTGCCGGGCGAAACCGCGCCGCATGGTGACATCTCCTACGGCGACAGACAGGTCGAATGGTCTGTCCCCCGACTGCTCGAGGTCCCAGCTTCGGACCACGCCAGTGCCGCTAACGCCGAAGATCTCGCAGCCCCAGCTGACCTTGTCCCGCTGCGAATAGCGAACGCCGGAGGCGCTGTTGAACTGAGCCGCGACCGTGTCAGTGAGCGACAACGTGACGAATTCTTGCGCAGCGCCTTGCTCGTCGAGTAGCGCCGCGGCTTCGGTGGCCGATGCGGAGTATGTGCCGTTCTGTAGCGTGGCTGTGCCCTCAAAGTTCCCGATACTAGACACGCTCGACGGATCCGAGTCCCATGCGACCGTCTGCGGTGAGCCACTACCGGAGCCGAACACGGCCAGGATATTGACCACTTCTTCGTAGGATTCGACTACATCGAGCGCCTTCACCGCCCCCTTACGGGGCGTCAGAAGCACGCGCCTGCTATAGTCGTTATTCTCGTACGTGGTTGCGACGCGCACCTCGTGCGTTCCGGCTGGGTTCTCAACCGTGTAGAGATAGAGCCCGTCCTTCGCGGCCACGTGGAAGCAGAAACCTCTTAGGTTGTTGCGCGACTGCTCGTTGACGGTGATGCTGTTGCCGTTGCCCTGGTTGGCCTGGCCCTGGTACGTCCAATAGGGCCCGGCGCTGCCGCGCGTCTCGGGGTAGTTTGTGGGAGTCACCGGCGAAGGACCCCATGCATTGCGCACCGCCGTGAGGATGATGTCGTCGGAGTAGGTACTGTAGCTGGCATCCGAGTTCGTCGCGCTGAGGTTGATTCCGCGGCGCAGGATGTTGTTCAGCCAGGTCTCGCCGGTGAACTGGATCCGAGCGCTATCGGGCGTGCCGTCGTGGATCAAGCGCCGAGACATGAGCGGGCCTGACCAGGCCGGCGTCGTGTCGTTGCGAATATACGCGTCGATCGACCAGTGATACCAGGCGTTGTAGGGGTTGAAGGCGTCAGCATCGTTGGCGACCTCGTCGAGCCATGCGACGTCGAGGGGCACGGTCAGGCTAAACTGGCCGATCTGGTGATCGACAAGACCGCACTTCACGTGTTCCCAGTGGCCGATCCGGTACGCGCGGGCCCGCGTCGTGTTCTTGATCCAGAATGCGACGTTCCTGTGACTCAGGTAGTCGGCCACTACCAGCTCCCGAACTCCGGCAACCAGACGCCGGTCAGCGTTGCTGTGCCGGTTCCCGTCGTCCGGGTCGCGGTGTAGGTCGCGCCAGCGGCCGTTGCTGGTACCCAGTCAAGCGGATTGATGCTGATGTTCGACGGGTCGCTAATCACAAGCTGTCCGCGCGTGGTGTAGCCGAAGTCGATGTAGTCGCCGTTCGCGAAAGCGCTGGCGTGGGTCAGCGTCGCGTAGGTGGTCGCCCCGATGGTGAGTGTCACAACTGTGATCGTCCCGCTGACCGAGGAGAAGGTCAGCCGACAACCAACTTCCTTGATCTGATCCGTGCTACCCCCGAGGGTGAAGGTGTCCGGACTCGCACCAATGCTGGCCGTGTCGCTCGGCGGTGTGCCGCCCTCGATCCAGACGCCGTCCGGGTTGCGGAAGTAGACCGGATAGAGGTAGAACGTCGTCCGGTAGCCGTCATCCCGTTCGCCGTACTGGGGAGTGAAGGCGGGCCGCAGGCTCTTAGGCCGGAGCGCATGGACGTTGGCGTGCCGCGTGACTGTGGCTGGAACTGCGTTCTTGCGGCTGATCTCAAGCTCGACCAGGTCGTCGAACGGGTTGTAGCGCTGCTGCATCAGGCCCCAGTCGTCGAGCAGCACGCGGTCTATCACGGCCTGGTCGCTCGAGGAGCCGCCGTATTCGCCGAGTATCAGCATCAGGCCAGTCCCTGGCTGAGCCTGGATGTCGCCGAGCTTCACCCGAATGCCATTGAAGAGCACCGCTTCCGGGCGGATCGTGTCGCCTTCGTTGAATTCGGGGAACAGCAGGATCGACCGGTCAACGTCGCCCACGGTCTCGGCACATGCTGTGCCGTTCCACTTGACCGTGACCTCGCTCAGCGGGGCCGTCATGTCGTCACCGCCGATCCCTCGCGTCGCTTCTCGAGCGCGCGGCCGAGCTCGTCGAGCAGAATCACGTTGTTCTTGATGTCCTTCACCGCGAGCTCGCCGAAGTTGTGGCCGCCTGGGAGTTCCAGCGTAGCGACGATCGTGTTCTGGATGGTCGGGGAGAAGTGCTCGACCTCGACCGCCTGTGCCTGCACCGGCCCCGAGAACGTGAACCCCTCGCCCGCCGTGAACGCCCCGCCTTCCGTGAAGCCCGACCCGCCGATATCAGCGAAGGCCTCGCCGAGCTCGCCGACCAGCTCGATTGTCGTCGTCAGTCCTATCGACAGGGGGTCGAAGAACATGTCCTGGATGACCGACGAGGCCTCGATCGCCGCAGTGACCAGCGGTGCGAAGATGCCCGTTCCAGCCGCCGCGCCGGTGCCCTCGCGCTGCAGTCGCTCCATCTCGCCAGGGAACCACTGCTCCATCCAATCGGCGAATCCCGCTGCCCGGAAGCCCTCCTTACCAGCGTAGGACTGGGCGCGCTGCCATAGCCGCTGGTAGTAGGCTAGCGTCTTGCCTTCTTCGCCCCCGGTGGCGGCCCCGAGGGGGTCACCTAGGTCGAGTCGAATCGGTATGGCGATTGGCTGCTCGGCCTGGCTCCGGAACTCAGCTACGCCCTGGGCGATCGCGTCGATGGCCGTCAGCGTCGCCTGTTCCGTCTCGTCGATGCTTGTTCCTGCCAGATCCACGATTGTGGCCACGCCGCCGGAGCCGGCCTGCGTCGTCTGTTCGATCGCCCGCTCCGCCTCCTTGGCCGACTGGCCGTAGATCTCCGCGGCCCGGCGCCCGATCTCTTCGGCGATTCGCTGAGCCTCGCGCACTAGCGCGTCGATCTCTTCCTGACTATGGTCGAGGAGCGCCAGTTCGTAGGCGAACTCGGCTGCAATATCGGCCATTCGCTGCTGATGTCGGTCGCGCTCCGCGTCGACGCGAAGATCGTGATTGTCCTTCCATGCATCGTAGGCGTCCCGCTCAGCCTCCTTTAGTCCATCAATGCGGGCCGTCTCCGCGTTGTGGAACTCCTCAGCGACTCTCTCGCGTTCGGCGATGCCTTCCAGGATCGTCTGGACGCGGTCCTGCTCGATCTTCAGCAGGTACTCCTCGTTGGCGATGTGCTCCTTCAGCTTGTCGATCTCGGCCTGCTTCGCATCGATGATCGATTGCTGGGCGCCGATCTGGCCGCCGAGGTCCCTCTCTATCTCGGCGAACAGGTCGCGCACCGTCGATGCGCGCTGCGAGTACCCGGCCAGTAGTAGCTCGATGCTGCGTAGTTGCTCGCCGGAGAAGAGATGCTTCGATGCCTCGAGCATCTCCCGCTGCTCTTGCGTTGTCAGGCGGATCCGCTCGGCCTGAGACTTGCGCATCTGCTCGCGCTCGCGCGCCGAATCCGGACCGAAGACCTGTAGCGAGTCGACCACGGTCTTGAGCTCGGCGAGCTTGCCCTGGAGTAGTGCGAGCCGTTCCAGCTCGGCCGGGATGTTCAGGTCGACCTCGAGGGTCGCAAGATCGAGCTTCAGATCGGAGATGCGCTCGGCCCAGTCGGTGAGGTGCTTCTGCCACGTCTCACGCTCCTTCTTCAGTCCGTCCATCACCGACTTGTGCCGCTTGTCCTCGGCATCCTGCAGGTCATCGAGGGCTGCCATGGCGGCATCGTAGGCCGCCTTCCGAGCCTCGGCCTCGTCTTCGAGCATCTGCATCACCGCCTCGTTGACCCGCTCCGCGTAGTTCTCGGCCCCCTCCTGGGCCCGCTCGATTGCCTCTACTGCCCTATCGTGGGCCTCCTCGACAGCTTCCGCTCCGGCGACCCACGTCTCGTAGACCTCCTCGAGCCGTCGCTCCTCGTCGTCGAGCTGCTTCATACGCTCTTCGTAGGCGGCCTTGGCGTTGTCCTTCTGGACCTCGATGGCCTCGACATACCACTCCTTCTGCGAGCCGGACGCCGCCTTGTCGAGCTGGTCGAGGTGCTCGTCGTGGGATTCCTTCAGCTTACGGCGCGTCTCCTCGAGGCTCTTGCGGTACGCCTCCATCCGCTGCTCAAGGTTGTCCCAGTCCTTCACCTCGACCTGAGGATTGACGTCGGCCCACACGGTCTCGAACTCGGAGCGCAGTTGATCGAGCTCGGACCTCAAGCCCATCAGGTCGTTGATGGCCTCGCGCATCGCATCGAGCGGTAGCTGGCCGCCGTAGCGGATGCCTAGGGCCAGGCCCTCCATGATCAGGCGCCCGATCTCCATCATCAGACGGGACGGCGACTCGATGCCGAAGAACTGCTTGATGATGGCGGGTAGGGCCTCTATCTTCTCGGCCACCCACCCCTTGATGATCTCCCAGGCGTAGTCCATCCCGTCCTTAAGGCCGGTCATGATGTCCTCGCCGATCTTGCTCAGGTCGACGCTCTTGAACTTGTCGACTAGCCTGTCCCACTCGCGCTTCAGGTTCTTGAAGAATCCGACGATCTTCTTGACAGCCTTGTCGGTCTTGCCCTGGATATCGCCCCAATTCTGGGTCCAGGCCATGTAGAGAACGCCGATGAGGACGAGTAGCAGGCCGATACCGGTGGAGCCAAGAAGGAGCTGGATCGCGGTGCGCATCACGCCGGTGGAGATCGCCCCGGTAGCCATCGCAGCCTGGTAGGCCTTGAGGGCGGTAACGGCAGCATTTACAGCGCCCCCGATCATCAAACCGGCCTTGAACAGGGCGAGAACGGCGATGAAGTTGACGACGATCTGCTTGTTGTCCTTGATCCAGCCGAGAATGTCCTGGATCGCCTCAAGGGCGCCCTGCACGGCCTCCTTGTTTTCGTCCCACATGTCGCGCATCTCGACGAGGGTTTCGTAGAGCTCGGATTGCTCGGTGCCGGCCTCGCCGCTGGCCTCGCCGGTCAGAAGCATCCGCTCGTTGTAGGAAGCGGACTGCTCCTCGGCAAGCCCCAGCGCGTTTCGCACGTCATCGATCGCCGGGATGAGAGTGGTGTTGATGAACTGCTTGGCCGTGTCGATTGCGCCCGGCATGGCATCGCGGAACATCGTCACGACGTCTTGGGCGACGGGAAGAAGGGCATCACCGAGAGCAGCCATGCCATCCGCCGCCATGGCTTTGATCTGCTTCGCCGCGTTAGGCAGAGAGGAGGCGGCCGTCCGCTCGAAATCGCCCGCAGCCTTTGTGCTGTCCTCCTGGATGAGCGCCCACGCGGCTTGAGCCTTGGCGCCCGCATCCAGCTCGCCGATGGACTCCTTGACGGAGCCAGCTGTCTTGCGCTGGGCCGACTCTAGACGCAGCTGCGATTCGCGCGCCTCGAGGCTCTCAGCGCCGTATTTCGCGACGACACCGGCATGCTTCTCCTGAGCAATGGCCAGCTTCTCGGCGGCTCCCTCGGCCACGGTGTGTGTGTAGGTGACCTCGACCAGGCCCATCTCGAGAGCCTTGGCCTCGATGCGCGCCTGGTTGAGATTGACTCCGAGGGCCTTCAGCGGCTCCGCCTCACCGACGAGCCCAGCCCGCAACTTCTCGAGCACGTCCGCCGTCGGCAGGTTGTTGAACGAGCCCAGATCAGCCGCGAGCTGCACGATCTCCGTCGACATTCCAGCGGCGGCCTCTTCGTTGAGGCCCATTGCCACCAGTAGGTTGCCGTACGTACCCGACGCTTCCAGCGCTTCCCCCCGGCTCATGCCGAGGGCCATGGCCGAGTCGGCGGCGAACTCATCGATGATGTGCGCACTCTCGCCGAAGACGACGTTCACCTTGTTCTGACTCTCGGACACGTCCGAGGCCATCATCACTGACTTCAGCCCGAATCCAGCGGCGGCGATACCGCCAGCCGCGAGCCCCGCGATCGCCCACTTGGCCGCCTTGCCGAGAAGCTCCATCTGCCGTGAGGAGCTAGCGGCCGCATCGCCGGCGGCCTTCACGTCCCGGGCGGCCCCTTCGGCTTCGTCACCTAGGCCTTCCACGCGATCGCCAGCGCTCTCAGCCGACTTGCCGAACCCTACTACTTCGGTGTCAGCCACCTCAGCGGCTTCCGCCACGCCAACGACCTCCGCCTTCACCGCGCGGAGATCGCCGGTGTCGGCATCGGTGTCGATGACGAGTACGACTTCGGTTCGGCCGCTGCTCACTTCTTGCCCTTCTTACCAGCCTTCTTGACCTTCTCGGCCTGCTTCTTCTCCTGGGCCAACAGCTCGTTGACCATCTCGTCGATCACCGGCTCCTCGTCGGCCCTCAGCGCCCGCAGGTCTTCCATCGTGAACTGGCACCCGTTCCGGCCCAGCACAGCCAACCGCCACAAGTTACGGTAGAGCTGCGCATGGCGTGGATCATCGAAGCGCCCGTCTACTCCTCTGAGCTGTCCGGTATCTCTTCGGAAGCAGGCTCGGATCCGGCGGGTGCTTCCGTCGCTTTTTCCACCTCGACGGTCTCCTCCGTGTCACCCGTCTTCTCGCGCGAGTACTTCGTCACGAAGCGGCCGATCTGCGCCGCTGCCCGCGGGTGAAGCCCCTCGATCTTGCTGGCCACGATCCGCTTCTGTTGACCGTCCCTGCTCTCCAGAGACCACGTGAGGAGCCAGGTCTTCATCTCGGCCATCTCGCGCTTCTTCGCGTCCACCACGAAGATCTGGCGCCCCTCGTCGTCCGTGATACCAACCAGCGCCGCCGACCGAATGTCGAGCTGCTCGCCGTAGGTGATCATCTCCCGTACGAAGATCGTCTCGCCCTCGAGCGCGCCGTCCTCGAAGGTGTGCGAGATGTTCGCCTTCGTGTCGACGAAGAAGAAATCCAGCTTGCCCATAGTCGTTTGCTCCTGTTGTACTGATGGCCCGAGCGCGGGCGGGCACTATGGGCGCATCCCGTCCGCTCTCGGGCCTTGGAACTCCCAGCCGCGGCGCCACGCGGCATGCAGGCTTAGTCGAGCACCCAGCTACCGGTGATGACCAGCTCGATCTCGAGGAGCGTCTCGTCCTCCGATGGCTGCACGGGCTTGCAGCTCTGGATGAAGCAGTCGCCCGTGAAGGTCCAGCCCGACTCGAACGTCCACACGCAATCGCGCGGCTCGCCGGTGCCCATGCCCTCCCAGAAGGCAGCCTTCGCATCAGGCGAGCCGCCGGCGTTGGGCTCCATTGTGATCTTCACGTTGTCGCAGCGCTGGAAGCCGGTGCGAGCGTAGCGCGGCTCGGTGTCACACGAGCCGGTCAGCTCCTGCAGCTTCGAGATGATCGCGCCGGCGCCTTCCACGTCGCCCACGATGACCGAATCCCAGGTCGTCAGGGAGTCGCTCTGGTTGTCGATCTGAATAACTCGGTCGCTTGGTCCAGGTGCAGCCATGGTCTATCTCCCTTAGAGTCGATCGAAGCCGATGAAGGTCGTGTCTGTCTCGGAGCCGCCCGGGGTTCCGGCATGGGCACCCTTGCAGGCCACATAGCGCTCCACCGTCCCGCTGACGGTGACCCGCTGACCGGATGTCGGCCAGGCGGTGATCTGTGTGAAGCTCACGAGCGTCCCGAAGGTGATGTCGTCTGCGCTGTCGATAACCTCGTGAGTGATGCCGTCACCACCGTCGAGGTCCCCGTCCGTCGAGATCAGGTGCGCGATGCCGCCGTTGGCAGACGATGCGCTGTTGTCCTGCGAGCTCGCCTCGGTGTCCCAGTCGGTGGTCTCGGCCGTCAAGTTGTGAAGGATGATGCCGAGCTCGAGCTTCCCCTCGACCTTGCCCCCGAAGTCGAAGCACGTGAGCTCCCCGCCCGGTTGCAGCACGCCCACCTTGGCGTCGTGGATGCGACAGCCCACGTAGGTACTACCGATGGCATCCGTGTTGAATGGCGAGAAGCAGACCACACGCGCACTGCTGGCCAGCGCGTGCATGCTGTCCATCAGTGCCTGCAGGTCATCCTCGGCCCACAGCACGAGTCCGAGCTCGCCGTCCTCCTGAAAGCCGACGGCCGCGTAGGTGGGCTCGGTCTCAAATGGCCCTTCTTTCTCCTGCAGCCGCTGCTTCCGAGCCGGTGTATCGAATTCCTTGGTGTAGCCGCTGGTCGAGAGCGCTATCTGGTCGTAGTACAGGAACCGTGCGGATGGGCCACTCATTCGGCCACCTCCAAGTACTCCAGCACGTCGGGCTTCGTGATCTTCCCGTCAGTGCCGCTACCAGCGATGAGGTCCGGATCCAGCCCGTGCTCAGCGATCAGCTCTGCCGCGGCGTTCGACATCGCCGGGCCCTGCGGGGCCTCGCCGCCCGTCTCGTCGGTGACATCCGAAGTCGGAACGATGACTACTGCGTTCGGGTCGCGCTCCACGGGAACCAGGGCTCGCACCTCGGGATACTCGACCTGGAGATCCGCCATGCTCACCATCCCGCAGGCACCCGTCGGCTCGATCATCGATACGTCGAGCTTGTGGTCGGCGATGAGCTCCGCTGCGGCGTAGACGTCGTCATCCCCGTTCTCTTCGCAGATCCAGCCATGCTCCGTCATCCAATCGATGCTGGCTGCCGGGACACCGACAACGATCTCTCCTGGCTCGTAGGACTTCATCGCCGCGTTCTTCTCGCGCTGGGCGACGGTCTCCTTGTTGAGGATCCGCGCCAGCAACGCATCGTCCGCTATCACGTGGATCCGGAAGTCCGGCCGGCCAGGAAGCGGTAGGACCCTCCGTGGTACCGTGTCTCTCAGTTCTGTCATGATCGTGTCTCCCTGAACCGGCAAGTCGTCATAACGAAGGCGTCGGAGGAGTAGCGGCTGTCTTTGACGAATACCGCGCCGTAGTCCTGGTCGAACTGGGCTCCGTCGCCGGTGTTCCAGTGGTAGCCCAGCGAATCGATCGAATCAGTCAGTAGCTCCATCAGCGCCAGGGTGTAGCGAGACATCTTCGATTCCAGCGTGGCGGTGTCTTGCTCGCGAACGAAGACGCCGACCCTGACTGTGTATGTCGCGTCGTGCACCTGGGCCGTCAAGGGACCGCGGATCCGCGATCGTTCGACCATCACGTAGGCTATCGGCCAAGTCTGGATGGCCTTGCGGTCGGGCTGGCCCAGACGCACCTCGGCGAAGGTATCGAGGGCAAGGCTGTCGCCATAGGCCGACTGAGCAGCTGCTTCGATGGCCGCGATCTTCGCATCGCAGTTGTCCTCGATGTAGCCCTTGACGTCCTGGGCGATCTTCTCTGCGCCGAGCCAAGCCATCAGCCGATGATCCTCTGGAGGTACTGCAGCGTCCGGGCCGCTAGATCGGACTCAATCTCCTCGGCATCCGGTATCAGCTGCCGGAGTGGGAGGCTACGGCTCGGCGCGCCGCGGTCATGGGCGGCGGCGTAGCCGATGTCAGTTCCCATTACCGCCGTGCCGGGGCCAAGCCGGAGAACCTGCCCGGGCGCTCCTGGATCCGAGAGCGCAGCTTCGAGATCGCCGTCATAGACCATGATCCTGCGACCCGGTCGCTCACGCTCTTTGCGAGCAGCGTAGGTCGGCGATAGCGGCTGCCAGCCCCCGACGAGGCCGCCCTGCGAGATGAACTGCGCGCGCATCATCGACAGGAAGTCCTTGTGGTACTCCCGGAAGACCGGGCGCCAGTCCTGCAGGGCGTCGATCCAACGGCCGACCTCCGGGATAAGGCGGCGCACCTCACGGGCGTCAACGCGCATCAGAATACCTTGTCCATGATCGTCCCGAGCTCCGAGCGGTCGCCTAGGTCCTCGACCTCGTCAGGGTTTCGAGTGAGCTCCGTCGACGGCAGCGGCTTGGCAAGCGAGTAGGTCGCGTCATGCGGCACCAGCCCACCCGACTTCAGTCCGGCGATGATCGAGCGATACTCGTCGGCCCAGAACTTCCAAGCCGACTCGGCTCCCGGCGGCCGCTCCTCCGGGAACATGCTCTTGAGCACCTGCGCCGCCGTCCCGTACTTCGAACAGCTGCGCAGAAGCCCCACAAACCGCTCCGGCTCGGTGACCGGAACGGTGAGGCCAAGCCCCGCCAGGACTCCGTCGATCGTGTCGTCGACTCCTTGGCGGATGGCTTGGACCTGCGTTGAAGAGGGTTTCGTGGAGGAGCTGATGTCCCACTGGGCCAGCAGCCCCTCCACGTCTCCCAGATCAGAGTACGCCATGCGCCCGGCTACTCAGTCACGCTGCTACGTGGTGTAGATGCAGAGGCGCGGGTCGCCATAACCGACCGCGAAGCTGCCGCGCACGGCGTAGACGAACTGCTCCTTCAGCACGGCGCTCTCGCTGTCGGCACTTTCGATGCCCTCCAGGTACGGCGCGAATTCCTGCTGGAACAGGAAGGGCGCGCGTCCCGGAGACACGTGGCAGAAGTACTCCCCGCCAGTGTCATCGATGTAGGACGTGGCGAGCACCATGTGGCCGGTCTTTGCCGTGAAGAAGATCGTGCCGTCCGGAGAGATCGGCGGGACCGGAGCATCGTCCGACCCGCTTCCGATGTTCAGCGCCTCCCACCAAGCCGCCAGGCCCGTCGGGTGGATCACGATCAGGTTCGGCGCCTTGTTGATCGGCTTGCCCCGGGTGTCTCCGTACCCCATCATGGCGGTTGTTGCCGCGGCAAGGTTGGTGCGCTTGTTGGCCGCCGACGTGCCCGCCGTGGCGAGCGTGTTGTCGATCGTGCCACTGTCCAGAATGGTGCGGGCCGATCCGAAGAAGGCGGCGGCGTCGAACACCGGCGAATCGGTGGAAGCCGAGCCGCCGTTGTTCAGCAGGTCGAAGAGGTTCTCGCCGATGAAGCGCACCGCCTCCTCGGACAGCTGCCTCGTCTTCGGCGGGATCATCTGCATCTGGTCGCGCTCGAGCGCCAGCCGGTCGACGGCGAAGGCCGCCTTGTGCAGGTGGTTGACGAGTGTGAAGTCGGCACCGACCAGGTCGCCGAGCTCCAGCTCGCCCTTCCACCGCGTCATGAGCGGTACGTCCCACAGCCAGCCGTACTGGATGGACTCCTTGCCCTGCGAGTCCTGCGGCCGGTTGTCGAGCACCATCTTCAGCCACGGCGCCTGGTCGAGGCGGGCGGTGAAGTCGTCGTTGAAGATCTTTCGCGCCCCGGTCAGGGTGGCGGAAAGCAGATCGCTAGATAGTACTGGCATCGTCTATCTCCCCTTAGGCCATCGGCACGACGCGGTAGTAGACGGTGACCTTCAGGTCGCCGTCGCCAGTCGTGAACTCGTTGGCGCCGTTGTTGTCGAGGTCGATCGCGGTGTTGGCGACCGGCACGACACTGGCTCCGACGTCGGCCCACAAGCGCGCGTCGGCGCTGGCTTCGACTAGGGCGGTGCACTGCGCCTCGCTGCCGAGCTCGGAGATCTCGGTGCTCGCGCTGTAGCGGACCGCGAGATGGTCGGTACCGGCGGTCTGGACGAAGTCGGTGCCGCCGTGATCCATGAACAGCATCACGCCGACGGGGATGATCGCCAGCCCCGCGCCGGGCGCGGCCACCAACTCGATGTTGGTCGCGGCGAGCGCCTTCAGCTGAGCAGCGGTCACCGTCACCTGCGCCCGCCCGATCACGGCCCCGAGGGCAGCGCTTGCATCGAGCAGGTTCAGCTCGCCGTAGGTCACCGTCGCGCCGTCGAGGATGTTCAGCTCGGCGTAGGTCGCGGTGCAGCCGTCGAGGATGTTGAGCTCCGCAACGGAGGCCGTCACGCCGCTCGTCGGGTACGCCACCGGCCCGGGCACGAAGACCCAGCATAGCGCAGCGCTGACGTACTCCGTCATGATCCCGACGAACACGTCGTTGGTTGCACCGGCGGCATCGTCGACGGTGTTGTCGTCGACCATGTACATAGGGGTGCCGAGCATGGCCTGAGTGACGCTGGAGGCCGCGAACAGGAACTCGCAGCCGAAGCGCACCTTGACCGAAACAGCGCCGTCGGTCGCGCCGCCAGTGGCAGCTTCGATCGCGACGCCAACGGTCAGCCGGTTGGCGGCGTCGGTGCCATCGTAGGCGTAGCCGCTCGCGCTCGTGTTGACGGCTACGAGGGAACCCTCGTAGACCACCTCCGAAGCGGCAAGCGGTACCTCTACGATGTAGCCGACTCCACGAGACCGGCGCCCGTAGTCACCAGATAGTGCAGTCATCGTCTCACCTCATGTTGGTTCGGGCCGTCGACTCTGCGCAGCCCACCGCATCGGCCACCTCGGCCGGTTCGGCGTCGGGGTGTAGCTCGACATAGGCGCGCACTGCCTCGGCTTTTGTGTCGTAGTGATCGGGGTCGAAGTCCGGCTCGACCGGCTCGTCAGGAGGCTCGCTGAGGGGCTCTTCCTCGCCGATGAACACAGGCTCCGAGTCGTCCTCTTCGTCGTCGGAGGCGTCGTTCGGTGCCTCCTCGGCGGATTCCTCGGGTAGGCTTGCGACCACCGCTTCCCTGGGTTGCTCCGGGAAGGGCTCAACCGTCACAGGTGTCTGCTCCTCGGCCGGTTCGGCGTCGGGGTCTGGTTCATCACCAGCGGTCGCGCCACCGTCGGCAACGCTGATGCCGGCCTTGGCCAGGAACTCGTGAGCCACTGGGCCAAGCCATCTCGCCGTCGACTCGGGCCAGCCCGCCTGCAGGCACGCCTCGGTCGGCTCGACCCCCTCGGCCAGCAGCTCGGCCAACTTCAGGTGGCGTTCCGAAGGCATGGCTAGACCGCCTCGGTCCGAGCGGCGTCGGAGGCCTTCTGGGCACGGAAGTCGTCCTCGGAGATCCCCATAGACCGAGCTACCTTCTGCTCGGCCGCGGACAGCTCCGCCGGGGGCGTCTGCTCCTCGCTCGAGCCAACCTCGCCGAGGTTGACCCTGGCAAACCCGACCGCCATGTCGGCAAGCTTCTCTGGGCCGACCCTCTCAGCGAGCGCGATGAGCGCCGGCTTGGCGGCAGGCGCGATCACTCCGTCGCCGTTGTCGGCCATGACGGCATCGACGGCAGCCAGGATCTTCTCCTTGGCACGCTCCGCCTCGAGCTCGGCAACGCGCTGAGCCAGCTGGACCGTCGCATCGCCCGGATCGTCTTCGACCGCATCCTCCGGCTCTTCGGCGTCGCCGCCCGAATCCGGCTCGTCGTTGGTGGTATCGCCGTCGGCGTCTCCACCGGTGTCCTGACTGGTCGTCAGCTCGTCGAGCTTGGCCAGCACGTCGTCTTCGGAAGCGTCCTCGTCGAGGCCCAGCTTCGCGTTCAGAACCTTCAGGTCCATGTCTGAGTCTCCTTCACTCATTTTGAACGTGCCCTTGACCACGCGGGCCAAGTCCACTTGAAAGGCCTTCCACCGGCTGCGGAGCGTTCCCGCGCCCGTTCGATTACGGATCATTGTGTCGATGCGCTTCCAGGCCGCTTCGAGCTCCGAGAATGCCGCAGCGAGCTCCTCGTCGGCCTCGGCAAGCTCTACCGGGATGTACTGCACCGTGACCTCGGCGGGGTCGCCCAGGGTCACTTCGTGGTCGTCACCGACGGCAAACGGGAAGCGCCATAGCTTTCCGTCGAATTCGACGATCGCCTCATTCAGGTCCGGGTAGGTGTCTCGGACCCACGGATGGCCGCGGGCGTCGTCGTCCTCCACTCCGAAGTGGACGCGCACGGCGGCTCGGATCCTATTCGACAGCTCCTCCGAGCCGATCTCGGCCTGGAAGAGAATCGCGTCCTCGAAGCCGGCGGCCCGCAACGAAACCGCCACGTCGGCCAGCCCGTGCACAGCAGGAATGTCGTCTCCCAGCACCGCCAGGCCAGTGAGGACCTTGGCGTACTCCTTGCCGGCCACGGTGTATCCCTCCGCAACTAGCGGAATGAGGGTGACCTCCGGACTGCGCAGACGATAGGCGCCGCCCTGGATCATCTCTGCCAGCCGCACGGGTACCTGCCGCAAATCGACGACCAGCCGATCGCCGACGCGCCTGAGGTTGTCGAGCCAGCCCAGCGCCGGAAAACCGTCGAGGTCGCCGTCGACGTCGTCACCGAATAGGAGCTTCGCGACGCGCTGCTTGGCGTCATGGCCGATCTTGAGCCGCGGCTTGAACTCGTCCTTGATGGCCTCGTATACGGCAACGGCCTCGTCCAAGTCCTCGCTACTGAATGCGACTCGACCATGGCTGACGCTGTTCCAAGATCCGACCCGCAGGACCTCGACATTGGGAATGTCCACCGTCTTGAGCATGCTGTCCTCATGTGAAAAGCCCGCCTGTCACGGCGGGCCTCTGTTGAGGGCGGCTGGATTCGGCTATCCAGCGGGCCTCGGCCGAGGGCGGCCGATCTGGCGGGCGCAGCGGAGCCGTGCAGCCCTTATTGCCTGGGCGAGACGTGGCGCTCCGCGAGGCCACTCTATTCAGCTGTCTATCAGTCTACCACACGGTCTTAGCCCGGCTTCAACACGCTTCGCGCAGGGCCTTGGAATACGTGACGATCGCCTGACCCATCTGGATCAGCGCTCGCCCGACGAGCTCGAGCATCTGGGCCCGGGCCGTGCGCTCGACAATGCCCATCGACGGAACGCTCACTTCCTGACCGCGATGAGGATTCCCCTGCAACGCTCCCTCCCATCACAGCCCTCGTACGGTGCGTATCTGGCTAACTCCTCTGGTTGGTCAGCCGGGATGCGTCGCCCGTCAACCTTCCGACACGGTCCACACGTGCCGGAGTCCATTACTTCCGAGTTGAGGTAGAAGTCGATCACGTCCTCGTGTCGGACATGCGTCGCGCGACGGCCGGCGTTGAGAGCCTCCGACGTAGCACCGTATGCCCGCTTCTGGATCTCGGAGTCGGACAGGGCGGACAGGAGCTCATTGAGTGCTGTCCCATCGAACGCACCTCGCTTGGCCTGGCTCTGCACCTCGCGGGTGAACGAGGGCCGCAAGCGCTCCGACAGTTCGAATGCAATCAGCGCGGCAGAGCCGGCAAGGAATGCGGCAACGGCGCCTGGACTCGCCCAGTCGATTCCCTCCTCGGAGTCAAACTCAGCCTCTTCGGCGGTCGCCTCGGGGAGCTCTGGGGCCGGGGCCTCGCCTAGCTCGTTGGCTGCCTCCACGCGCCCGGCATCATAGAGCCGCCGTAGCTCTCCCTCGATCGCATCGGCGAGCTCGTCAACGTACCGGATCTCGAAGCCGACCAAGCGCTCTAGCTTGCCACTACGGATGATGGCAGCGGCAAACCGGATTAGGTCATCGATCTGCCTAAGCTGCACGTCCTGAGCCACCTTGACGATCGCATTCACCGCGGTGTCGAGGCTTTCCTGCATCGATTGGAAGTTGATGGTGACTCCGACCTCATCGATCATGCCAAGGCTCGGTAGTCGGGCGGGCTCGGCGTCCTCCGATGCCATTTGGATCGACCCGTTGCCGTTGCCGGAGTTCGGCGCGGCGGGTGCTATCTCTGGCATGGGCTTCGGCATCTTCTCGGGTAGCAGGGCGTCGATCACGCCTGGCGTTATGTTGAGGAACGCGGCAAGCGCGGATGCCCCCTGCTCGCGCGTGAGCTGGCCAGCCTGAACCTGACCGACGATGTCGAGAGCGAGGCTGATCTGATCGCCTCCGAACGCCTGACTACCGGAAATGCCCGCCGCTTCCAGCAATGCCTCGGGATCCCCGGCGTCCGACTTCTCCGGCTTCGGCGCCGCATCCGGCAGCCCCAGCAGCTCGCGCCCGGCAGTCTCGATGTCCTGCGCCAGCGTGTCCATCCGGCCCGTTTGCAGCAGTGCCACAGCGGCGTCAACGTACTCCTTCACGTTTCGAGTGTCCAGCTTGCCGTGGCGCATCTTCGGGATCCTGGCGCGGTCGTCGATGCCCCAGTTCCAATAGGCGAGATTCGGGGTCAAGTAGCGATTGAACGTCCCATCGATGTTCTCCGCAACCGACTTCAGCGCCATCAGAAACAGCGACGAGTGGTCGACGCCGACGGCCCACGCGCCGCTCGTGCCCTTGTCGCCGAGCTGGAGGAACTGCGCGAGGCCAGTCTCGAGAATCTGACGGGCGTGGTGCTGCACCCAGGGAAGTGGGTCTAGCACACTGCCCTCCACCCCCTGGATCCGGTACGTGACGCCCGGCACTTCCTTGAAGAACATACGGTCAGTCACTCTCACCGTCTGAGCAGCGCGCTCGGCTGCCTCGTCCTGGTCCCCGCTGGTACCCTCCACGGTGACCACATCCACGCCGGATGCACGGCGCTGAACGGCGATCGCCGCCACGCGCTCGTAGCCGTCCTTGTACCACCAGTCCTTGTAGGCCTCCCGGAGGATGGACCGGCCTCGAATGTCGGGGCCCTCACGAGCATTAACGAAGGCCAGAAGGCGCTCGATCGGAATGGTCACCTCGGGCGGGGATCCACCCTTGTACTGCTTGATGCCCTTCGGCCCACCGTGGTCGTCGGTGAGCCACTCCGTCACCGTTGCAGGAGGTCGCGGGGCCAGTTTCCTGAGTCGGATCTGGTCGCCCTGCTTCTCGAGGACCACCTCAAAGGGCATGACGCCGTACAGCAGGTGTTTCAGAATCGCTCGCCTCGTATCGGGCCAGCTGGTGGTCATGTCCTCGAGGTTGTCGTTGAGCGCCTCGGCAAGCTCGACGTCGCGCTCCTCGTCAGAGGCGGGCTCGAACTGCGCGGCGACGGAAAGTAGGGGGAACTGAATCGCCCTGAGCAGCGCGCCGACAGTTCCATCGTTGCGCATCTTGTCGTATACGCGGTAGCCGGCCTGGCCCGTCAGGTCGGGGTTATAGTCCTCCTTGCTGAGGAGTACGCCGCCGAACACCTGCAGACCGGCAGTGCCGATCTCGTCGAGCGGCGGGGCTGGAGGCTTCTTCGATTCGGCGAGTTGGATCGGCTCTGCCAGTCCCACCCGGCTGAGCATTTGAAGCGTCGTGTCCTTGAGCGTCATGCCAGATCCTTCTTGACGTCGAAGAGTGTTCTATCCGCTATGGCGGTCCAAGGCTGAGTCATGGGTCGGAGGCTGTCCTCCTAGTCGACCAGGCTATCCACAACCTTGAACGCGGTCTCGGCTACGCCCGCCGCGGCCCCAGTTCCGATCCACCGGTATATCCACGTCCCCGTCTCGTCCGGCTGCACGTCCTTGTAATAGACTCCCGTCGCGCCCTTGGTCACCTGGCCCAGCGCGTAGGTATAGCTATCGATGTTCCCGCTGGGGTCCTTGACCTTCAGGGTGACGGTCGTCGGGTCGGTGTTTGAGCCGCCGACGGCGAATGTGGCCTGTACCCTGACTGTGGCTCCCTCGAGGTACTCGCTGCCGTAGCTCACATCGACCTCCTAGCACTTCGAATCGGACAGCGTGACCGTGGTCGTCTCCGCGTCGGCTAGCGACACGGCGGTCGTCTCGGCGTCGTCGAGCGCCACGGCAGTGAGGGCCGAGTCGGTAGGGGTGACGACCGTGATCTCCGCATCGGCCAGCGTCACGCATGCGTTAGCCATCGCAGCCGCTCGTGTCGTTCAGTGTCACTGTTGTCGTCTCCGCGTCCTCGATCTGCACACACGCCCTCGCGTAGCCGAGCTTCGGCAAGCCGCGATCCGGCCAGCCCCAATCGGGGAGCGCATTCTGCGGAATGCCGATCACGTCATCGCTCACGAGCCGTCCACCGTCACCGCCGTTCGGTTGCCCTGCGCGTCGACCGTCCCGGCTATCCTGTCCTTGGAGTCGGCCTGGTCACGGAATGCGATTGCTGTGGTCCCTCCTCCCGACGCCTTGCCAGCAGCGAAGGCTAGGAGGATGCGCTGAATCTCGCGGAGCGTCAGCTCGTGTGCGCCGCCCTCGTCCTCAACAGGCTCGTCCAGCACATCGTCCGCCGTAATCGACGAGATACCAGCAATCGCAAGCAACACCGCCGCCTCGGTCGCCGTCAAGCCTGCCGCCGTCGCCAGGGCCGACACGTCGGCTTTGTACTGTGACGGGTTGTCGAGGTCGGTCTGTAGTGCAGCTAGCTGAGTGTCGAGATTCGCGGCGGCGAGGCCCACGGCAGAGCGGATCGTGGCCTCATCTATCGCGCCTGCCCACTCGTCCACGGCCCCGAAGCTACCAGCCGTCGTATGCTCTGATCGCAGCACTTCCCAGACCGCAGAGGCTAGCGTGCCTACCGAGATCGGAATAGCAATCGGCGGCGTGACCGGCATGGCCGATGCCCACAAGTCCATCGAGCCAAGGTCCAGGGTGGTATTCGGCGGAAAGGCTATGCTGAAGTCATCCCAGTAGACGTAGGCGTCGGAGCCGGTAGCGTCGGTTCTTCCCGACAGAGTTACCGTGATTCGCGGGAAGTCGGTCGTCGGTGTGAATGGCACAGTGAGCAGTTGCCAGTCGGTTGATTCTGCCGCCTCGGCATACGCCGTTGTTCCGTCATCATAGTCGACAGTCAGACGCGGAAGCTGGTGAGTGCCGCCATAGTACGCTGCGTTGTTGATCTTGCACCATACGCCAATGAACATCGTCAGGTCGGTGAGGTCGCCGGTCGGAATGGTGAACGACCATTCCAGATTGTCACTATCCGAGAGCGGCTCAAACCTGACCGCGAAGCCTCCGGTGTGACACGTCGTATCGGTCAGGCCCGTTCCACTCGACCGGATAATGCCCGCTGGCAGGTAGTTGCGGTGATCGTCGCCCCCATCCCCGCTGAAGTCGTGAATGCCCACGAGCGTCCCCGGCAACATGTTGGTCAATTCCGTCGTGTCCACAGACACTACGCCGTCGGGCGCTCGGATCAGGACGTCGGTGCTGTATCCCTCCACGAAGTCCATCAGGACGTCGGTGCCACTTTCCGGCGAGAGGTTGATACCAGCAATCTCGACCTTTACGCAATTGGTCATGCGTAGGCCGGCGACCAAAGCGCCGTTTATCATCAGTCCGTCTATCGTAGAACCATTGAGGCTGCCGAGCACTACCCCGTAGTTTCCCATACACCACGCCGCTAGGTTCGTCGCCGTCAGCCGGGTCGTGGTACTGAAACCGAATGCGTATTGAGCCGTAGTGTTTCGCATCGCGGCGTGCAACACGTTGTCGAGAACCAGGTCATTGCAGCCGGCGAAAGAGACGTTAGCTCTTGTGGCGGAATAGGAAGAGCGAACGAACAGCACATCCTCAAAGACGCACGCCCACAAATTCGAGAACGAACCCAACACGGAATAGGCGTTGTGGCGGTCAAAAACAACGTGTGTGAGGTAGTGCGCAAACGTCTTGATCGCTTGGCCGCAAGAGAGCGAGTGGCCGTCAAAGAAACAGTGATCGAGGCGGGTATCCTCCCTCAGCCCTCCGTCGTAAAGGGTCATCTGTCCCTGAGTCGCGGACGTGTTATAGTAGACGCCGCTCAGGACAAGGGCCGATCTGTCATACCAGCTATAGCGAAACGTTCCTCCCGCTGTGGCCGTAACCTTGACCCCGTAGCACGTGTCAGTGGTCAGATAGACGGGCATCCCCGCATAGTAAGACTTGCTCAGATTTCCCGTGAGCGTGACTGTCGTGCCAACCACGGAAAGGATCGTTGCCGCCTCAGAGTCGGCATAGTAAGCCCCGCAGACGTAGACGGTATCGCCTGCCTGCCAGTCGGCCGACACATCGTCCTCAAGCTCAATGACTGGTTGCCCTGACGAGGCCGCAGCGGCCAGCTTGGTCCAGATAATGTCGGGCGACTCGCCATAGAACCTTAGCTCCCCGAGCCGGTAGCGCCGGTAGGAGACGTAAGCCGGATCAGTCCCGTACATCTTGCCCGCGCCTGGCCCATCAAACACCAGGTTGAACTGCTCGCTCGCCGGCACCGGGGCGATTTCCGTACCAACCAAGAACTGAGCATCGCCGCCTATCTGCCACATTCCAGTAAGGGTCAGCGTGTACGACGCGGCAGGCGGATCTTCCAGCTGGAGCACGCCTCCATTCGCCAGGAACAACGCCCAGGTCGAGCCGGAATCCTGCTCCAGCGGCCCAAGCGCCCAGCTCTGGTCCATCGTGATCGTGTGCATGACCATCGCCGCATCGGAGGCCCCCGGCACGCCCGTCGCTGCGTCGGTGATGCAAGCTCGCACCATCTGCGTCTTGCCAGAATCCTTGTATTCGACATAGGGATTGCCGGTGCCTCCCGACCCCTTCTCGACCTGAAGTCGCCATGTGTTTGCCGCTGTCGTCACGGCGTAGGGCGAGGCAAATACGAACGGCACCCAGCAGTAGTAGCACAACGGCGCGTCGGCATACGAGAGCATCTCGGTGTAGCTCAACTCCACGCTCACCCGGTCAACCCACGAGCCGGTATTCTCTTGCAGCGTCACCTTCACCGGCCTGGTGTTGCCGTTGAACCACATCAGCAGCACAACGCCATGCAGGTTGCAGTTGTTGGCGAATGAAAGCACTTGCGTCGCAACGGTCGTTGCGAGCGCATCTTCCCAGACGCCCAATATCTCCAATGGCAACTGGTATTCCTCGCTCCGATACCATGTCGAAGCGGAGAGGCCCTCGTCGGCAGACGTGATGTAGACAGCCACTACGGCCTCTCGAAGATTGGCTCGACTACCGCCTTGGTCGCCGCGAGATCGGCGTCAATCCTGGCTAGCTCGTCCTCGATCAGCCGCCTCGACCGTGCAGTGTTTGACAGCGCCGGGTAGTTGTCTCGCGCCCACTTCAGCAGCTCGGCGTCGGTCGGCTCGCCGGGTAGCTCGGCCAGCTGAGCCTTCAGGTCACGCTGCTGTGACAGCAGCTCCTTGCGGCTCAACACTTGGGCACGTCGGCCATCGAGCTTCACCCACGTGTCGGCGTTCCGGGTCGCTATGTACTCAGTCATCTCGCGTCAGACTCCCAGTATGAAATGGACCGCCAGCACGAACATCGCCACGCCGACCGCGAAGCGCCGCCAGTTGTTTCCCCAGACCCAAGCCGAGATCCGGCGGCTCGCGGTGTGCTCGCAGCCCCAGCGCCACCAAGCGTACAGCTCCGCCGCCAGAACGCCAGCGGCAACGGCGCGCCACAGAGCATCCGACTCCTGGAGACCTAGTGCCCCGACCAGGATCGCCCACGCCAGCACGGCAACGCTCACCGTCACGCACGCCGCCCACGCGAGTCTCACCGACGCGCCTCCAAGCCGGCCAGCAGCAGCTCGCCGTAGGTGACGAACTGGCTGTGGTACCGCTCGTCGTGACGGCCGGCGTCGATCACGTCGTCGAGCGCCACGTCGTAGCAGATGCGCATGGCCAGACGTGTCAGCCAGTCGGCGACGTAGACGCGGATGGTGGTGATCACTAGAACACCTTCTCGCTCACGCCTGCCATCTCGGCACCTCGCCACCTCTTTGCCTCGTCGACGTCATACGTGACAACCACGCGACCCGGTGCAGGAAGGTGAGCTGCGGCGATAGCTAGCGCCATCACACCGTCCTGGACCAGGTTCTTGTCATCCCATCGGTACGCCCTGAGCTCGTGCGTCAGCTGTGGGATGTCGGCCCGTAGCAGATGTCGCTCGATAAGCACCTGCAGGGCCTCAATGGCCTGGACCTTGCTGCGAGCCGTCGTGACGAATGGCTCGGCCCGGACATTCAGGTTCTCGATAACCGGGTCGCCGGGTCCGTTGGACTCGACGATTGTCCGTCCGCCGTATGCCTTGTGTCGACGCTCGATCATGTGCTGGATCTCGGGATATGGCACCCCAAGCACGCGCTCGCTGGCCACAATCTCATATGGCTCCGTCGACCAGTCGATCGTCATGCCCCACGTGGCGTCGCGCCGCCGGCCGATATCCCATGCGGATAGGTAGCGGGTTCCGCGCGAGGGCTCCCGGAGACCCCTCCAGCCGGCGGCCATCGCTTCTACATCCGCGGACGCGAAGACCGCGTCGCCTGAGTCCACAAATTCGGCGAGGATCTCCTGACGGAAGGTCATCAGCGGCATGGTCTGGAACAGCGCTTTGATCTCGCTGAACGAGATGTCGGGGTTCTCGAGCGGATGGGGCTCGCGTACCAATCCAGCGTCGGTGACACGCACGCCCAGCGTCGGAGCTCGCCACGCTGCAGCATCCGGGGTGACTCCGCCCTCCGCCTTCTGCCACTCTTCGTAGAACCAGTTGAGGCCCTTCGGCGTACCTCCGGCCCACAGCCAGCCGCCCGTGTCCAGCAGCATCGGGCGTAGCACTTCCTGCCACGCCCATGCCTTCACGTCGCCGACCTCGTCGACGATGATCCCATCGGCGGTATGGCCGCGGGCACTGTCGGGATCGTCTAGCGAGCGATAAACTATGCGGCCGCCCCCGGGGAACGTCGCCGTCATGCGACTCGTGTTAAAGTCGACGGTATCGCCGCATGCCTTCCGGGTCTCGTCCCAGCCGATGCGGACCTGGTCGTATGTCGGCGCGCCCCAGAAGATCGTCTGGTGTTCGGCGGCCGCCTCGACGCCGATGCACATGAACATCGTGGTCTTCCGCCACCTTCTTCCTGCCGCTATCCAGCAGAATCTCTTGGCCGCTCGGCGAACAGCCTGCTGGCCAGGGTGCGGGTACGGAAGGACAATCTCACGCATCGGGATTACGCCAGTCGTTCACATGTCGCAAGAGCAGCTCAATTGGCCCCCCGTCGCTACCTTCGAGCTGGTGCGCCTGAACAGGTTTGCCGATCAGGCGATCGAGAATCTCGCGGATGGCGGACATGTCCCCGGCTTGCGCCCGAGCCATCTGGACGCGAAACATCTTACGGAGCTCCTCTTCAACCGCGAGCTCCTCATGCATGATGCGGAGCACCAAGGCCGCAATGTCGGCCGTCTTCACCAAGCCCTTCGCCTCGGCTTGCGGCCGAATGCGGACCGACGCCTGGCGAGCGTAGCTGTCCGAATAGCCCGCCTCTCGTGCGGCGGGTTCGTCTGCCATACCGGCGTTTACTAGCGCAGCCCAGCGCTCGAGTCGTGCTGACATTTGCTTATACAAGGCCCCTGCGCAGAGGGTCGCTCACCTACCAGTCTACCATCCCGGCTTAGCCCGGTTCCGGCCATAGAAGCCCCCGCAGCGCCTGGGGAAGCGCATGGTGGTCCAATCGGTACAGAGTAGGGGCGTATCGACCCAGGTCGTCGCGGCCGTGCGGACGATCCTCCTCGTAGAGCTCGACGATGTACGTCAGGATGTCCAAGTCGTGCCGGATGGTTCCCCTGGGCACTGCCAGCTGGTCCGCCATCTCGCCGGCCGTCATCCCCGTCGGCGACTCGGCAAGCAGCCGGATGATCCGCAGCAGCCGCTCGGACCGATCAGCTCCATCGCGATCAGTCTCGGCGAGCACAGGCTCGGCAATCGTCATGCCGCGACCCAGTTGCGCTCGAATTGCTCTGCTCGCACGATGATTCGCTGGTCGAGCTCGACAACGAGCCGCTCGGGCTCGTTGCCTGGCTTCTCGAACCCGGCGCGGCGCAGGCGTTCCAGCCTCTTATGGTCGCCTTCCCAGCGCACATCCGTCACGATCCGGATGCGGCCTGAGTGTCTGTTGATCACACGGGCGCCGATGAAGGCGAGCGCACGCTTTGGTACAGGCTTTGGAGTGCTGGCGTTCTCCACTGCTGTTCTCCGTCGTTCGCCTATGGCACGAGCACTGTCGGCTGTGGTTGTCGCTCCTCGATCTCACCGATCTGCATGAGCAGCAGCTGCTGGCCAGGGACCCACTGGTTTTCTGGCGGAAACACGAGCGCCATTGCCGCGTCCTCCGGGATGAGCGTGTAGCGCAGCGTCCCGAGTTCGTCGGTGGTTGGCAGTCTCCCGGGTGTCGCGACAAGCATCCGCCAGCCATGGCCCGATCCTGGTGCACCGACTCTGACTTGGCATTCGCCGTAGCGATACCAGCGCGAACTGGGATCCGGTGGCAGGTCGCGAGGAGGCGGGACCTCAACCGGCTTCGGCGGTGCGGTGGTGATGTTGGATCGTCTCATGGGCTCCCTTCGCGTCCGTCGAGCACCTCTCCCGTGCCCTCGTCGACCAGAGGCCGAGAAGCCACTGCCTCGCCGGACTTGGCGAGATGCGCCTCGACTTCAATGGGGAAACCGTTGTTCGACACTTCGACCTCCTGTGTTATGCCGCTTCTCGGCGCAGATCCGCGCCTGCCATGCCGATCATGTGACAACAGCCTTCTAGGCGGCTGGCGATCTCGGCTCCACGCGCCACGCCGAACTCGCGCTCAACGTCCGCCGGGCCGCCTTTGGCGGTGACGATCGTGATCTTCCCATCCAGCGCACCCTGGTAGCGCACGTCTAAGAGCTCCCATGCGACCTCGCCGTGCCAGGGCAGCGACTCCCGAGACCTTAGCTCGTCGATCACGAGCAGTTCGTGCCGCGAGAGCCCATCCAGGATCTGGCTCTGTGAGGTCGGCGCGTCGGCATCGAAAGTCTGTCTGATGTCGTGCAGCAACCTCGGGAAGCTGACGAATCGACACGAGACGTACCGGGCAAGAGCAGCCAAAACGCCAATCGCTATACCCGTCTTGCCGACTCCACGCGGGCCGTAGAGAAACAGGCCCGGTCGATTGTGTTGTTGCCGAAAGCCTCTGGATGACTCGGCGAGCGCCACTGCCGCGAGGTAGGCGTCGGTCTGGCCCGGGCCGATGCCCCCAAAGCCGCCGCAATGCTCCTCAAACGTGTCGAGCGTCCAACCTCGATATGCTTGCGGGACGAAACACCTAGCCATGAGGTCGCCGACGGGAAGCTGCGAGAGGCAGTCAGGACATGACATCGCCCTGCCGAAGTCGGTATGAGTCGTCGGAAGATCGCGGCAGACGTACTTCAGGCCACCGCAGCGTGGGCAGACATCGGGTTGCTGATAGCCGGTGCCGCCGCAGTCGGGGCACCATTCCGGGAAGTCCTCGGTGCCAATCCATCCATCGCCAGAGCACGTAGCACAGGGCGGCTTGTCGCTCTTCGGGATCTCGAGCTCCTCCGCCTTCGCCCGCGCCCAAGTGATCTGCTCAGGCGGGCTCATGCCCTTTGTCTGGCCGAGTACACCAACTTTGACCTCACTGATGTGCCTCATGGGTGCCCCTTCGCTCTTCGTTCCTCCGCCGCCTTCAGCCGTGCCTTCGCGGCCTCGATCTCGGCTAGCTGTTCTGGCGTTGCCGGCTCGTTTCGATTCGGCGTCCGGGGGGAAGCGCGGGCGTGATTGCTGGCCAGCCATTTACCCCAGTTGTCGGCGACGGCCGACTTCCCGCCGCTGTACTTCCAGTCCGGCGACTTCCGGTAGGCGTCGAACAGGCGATCCGCGTCCGGTGGGCCCAGCCCGTGGAACTTGGCTTTGTTGACCAGGTTGGCATACCACGCGAGCCACCTACCGCCGCGTTTTGCGTGGATCGCCGCGCCGGAGTAGGCCGTGACGGGTGAGGTGAAGTCGCGCTCCCAGTCGGCTGTGGTCGGCGCGGACTTGTCCGCGCACTCCGTAGGAGTAGTGTCTTTCTTGTCCTTCTTAACCTTCTTGTTGCTTAACCTACTTAACCTACTTGGTTCGCAGTCCTGAGTCAGTCCTGAGTCAGTCCTGACGCAGCCCTCAGCTTCCGGCTGATCCTGAGCTAGGTCAGATTCAGCCGGTTTAGGGGCCGGGAATTGCGGTGCCGCCGTATAGTTGAGCTTCTGGTAATGCGACCAACGGCGGAGCTCGATGTACTCCTGACCGTCCACGCGGTAGAGCGTCACGTTTCGGCAATGCGTGAGGACGCTATCTCGTGCCGCCTCCACGTCCTCTACCGTCACCTCGTCATATCCGAAAATCTGCTTGCGCAGCACCAAGGGGCTCGCCTGAAGGTGGCCGTAGTCGTCGGCCATACTCACCATACCGATGAGTAGCAGTCGCTCCATGTGGCTGAGCCTGGCGACGTCTAGATCATCCCAGAAGCCAGGGTCGAGCATTCGCTTACGTGGCATCGCTAGTCCTGGCTTCCTGGAAGATGCGAGACCTGAAAGCCCCCCATCTCTGGCACCCTCATGATCTCGTCGATGTCCTGCTCGAGCTGTGGATCCAGCCGCCGCAGACCCTCTATCTTGCGGCAGGCGTGGATCACCGTGGTGTGATCGTGGCGCTGCACCGCCCGCGCTACCTGTGCGAGAGTGGCATCGGTAGTAGGGCGCATGAGGTACATCGCCACCTGCCGCGGCTCCGCGAGACGGCGCTCACGCGACCGAACCAGGAGCTCGCTCGGCGTCAGTTCGTAGTGCTCTGCCACTCGGTCGACGATGTCGTCGAGCTGCTCGGCCAAGTGCATCTCCTGATCGTCGTGGACGATCTCACGCAAGGGCCTTCGCGGATCGCCACGCTTTGTGTGCACTTTCGCAAGCGTATCTGAAGCTCCCGCACACGAGTCACTCGTCATGGCTTGCCTCCGCGCTCAACTTGCGCTCGCCCCAAGCGAACCAAGCGGCCATGATGCGATCGTACTGCTGACTCGCGGCATCGGCCGTGGCTTCGAAGTCCTCGCCTGGCCAGTAACCCCGCTCGCTGAATCGCTCGCCGGCGGTCTCGTGGGTCGTGCCATCGAACGGATTCCGAAACCAGAATAGCTCGACGTCGCCGCCTGAACTGTCAGCATTCAGTCGCACCGAGGCCAGGTCCTCGAAGTGCAACACACCGACGGCTTCGCCGCTACTCAGTAGGAGCCCGTCAGGCATCGGCCTAATATCGATCACGCTCTCCCAATAGAGCACGGTCACACCTCCGGGATCTCATCCCATGTTCGCCCGTCGAGCTCGCGGCCGGCCGCCTTCTTGCCATAGCGGCACATCGTTGCCCCGTCGAGCTTCGCCGTAGGATGGTCGCGCCCGTCGTCTATCGGCTCGCTGAGGGGCGCCCATGCCCCCCAAGACTTGAAGAAGAACGGCACGCCCGCGGCCTGGCACTCGTCGCGCAGCGCCCGGGGCCACGCCGGATCCATCGGCCTCGCGCCCGGCCCGCTCTCGCCGCCGGCGATCACCCAGTCGAGCGATCCCGGACAGCAAGGCCTGTGCGCTTTGCCATGTGGCAGCCCAACATGAGGGCCAAACGCAAGGCGGAGGTTGATTGGCCCCAGCAGCGGCTCGCAGCTCACGAACCGCACGGCCGCCGGCGTATCGAGGAGAACCGGGATCCGCTCGTCGGCGGTCGCCTGATCCTCGACGCTGACGCCGAGCCAAACCCCTGGCAACGGCCACGTAGGCTCGTGCGGCGGCGCCCACTGGCGGCCGGTAGCGATGTTCCTCGCCTGGGTATCGGAGATGCCGTACCGCCGCCCAAGCTCGGCGCCACTGACGCCGGCTGCGCTCGCTGCGCGCAGCTCTTCAACCTGAGCCTCCGTCAGCTTCGAGTAGCGACGTCTCGTGCCATGCCGCTTGCTGTCGTCCCAGTTCGATGACTGCGTTCCCCATCGCAGGTTCCACAGGGCGTTGTTGGTCGGGTTTCCGTCGATGTGGCAGCACTGCTCATCGCCCACACGAGGGCGATCGAAGGCTCCAAGTACGAGGTGGTGGATGAGCGGGCGCCCGGTCTCCTCACCGCGGTAGAGCATGACTCGCGCGTGTCCTTGACCACCCGACATCGGCGTCATCTCCCGACGCTCTCCCTTGTGGTCGGAAAAGACCCGACCCTTGGTGGTGACCCAGTAGCCTGGCCAACCCTCAATGGCCTCGAAGCGCTCAGCGGCGAACACCTCCTCGATGCGACCGGCCACCGCAACGTGCTTCATCAGGTCAACGCGGGCTGGGAAGCCTGCGTCGCTGAGCAGCGATTGCATCCGCTCCGGCCGCTTCGTGAGCACCTGGAACGTGTGCTGCGGACACGCGGCCATTACTCCAAACACAACCGCGATCTGTTCGTCAGTCAGCCCCTCGTGGAACAGGTCGCTCATGCTGTCCACGAACACCATCGCCGGCTCGCGCCAGCTGAGGGGCTCCGCCAGCTTCTCCTCGACCAGCCGGACCTCGCCAGTCCAGCGCGGCCCGGGCGGCGTCATCTCGGCCAGCCCCTCGTAGGGCATGCCCGGCCCCGAGAAGCGCGCCGCGATCCTCTCGGCGTAGCAGTGCTCGCAGCCAGCCGAGACGCGGGTGCAGCCCCGGATCGGGTTCCAGGTGTGCTCAGTCCATTCGATGTTGCTCTGCCTACCCACGCGCCCTCCTGATCTGCGGGCCCACCGAGCTCGGCTCACCGGACTCCCGCTCAGCCCTTCGCATCGTCTCGATCGCCACCATCACCGCGCGAGCCAGACCAACCGCCTCGTCGTGCCGGACCTGGCCGCCGTTGTCGTGGATCACGAGTATGCGATCCGCTAGGCGCTCAGCTTCGGCAAGGTGGTGGCTACTCATCGACGTACTCAAATTCGATGCGCTTGCAGTAGTACGCCAATCCACCGAACAGCTCGCGCAGCAGGGCGTGAAACTCCTCGGGTGCCATATGCCCGCAGCCTTCTCGATCCAACTCTGCCCGATCCAGAGGCTCGTCAATCGCAACCGCCTTGACGCTGACGATTCGGATCTCAGCCAGGACGTTGTGTTTTTCGCCCTTCTTCAGGCCCTGTGTCCTCTCGACCGCTAACAGCCGGTCACCTCGCCGCAGTCGGTCCCATGTGCCCATGCGCCGCCGCGTGACTGTCTTAGTCCGGTTGCAGATCGCTTCTGTGGTGCGGCTGAAGCTCATTCGGCGCATGAGACTTACTCCTCAGCGACCTCGTGACCGGGGCAGCCACGGCCTGAATAGTCGAATCCCTCGCAGGCCTCGCTCATGGGGATGACCTCGTGCCCCTTCGCCAGTTCGTCCAACAGGGCGAGCTTCGCCTCTCGGGCCGTCATTGGCGAACCATCGTCGTGCTGGAGCAGGGTCGCCAAGTCGTCGTCAGACCAGTTCACCAGTGCGCCACGGACATTCAGGGACATGTGGTAGCGCTTCATCACCTCACCCTCCTCGCCTCTACCATGGCATCACCATGCTCGACACATCCTTCTCCTTGGCAATGCAATCGATGCATGTCCGCGAGCACGCGACCAGCCCACGCGGACCGCCGAACCAGTGAGAGGGCTTATCGCCTACCCTCTCCACCTTGGCTACCTTGCCGCAACCATCGCAGACGCACTGCGCGCGCAGCTCCGGTACGTCAACGTCCAAGGCTTCGGCTTGCCGCCCGTATTCCCATTCCTCGGGGCCACCCCGGTGCAGAGATCGCAAGTAGTCCTCAGATGCGACCTTGTACAGCCGGTGCCGCCGTTCTTGCTCTTCAGTGGGCTGAGCCACCTTGTCCGAGTGGTCGCTGAAGAACGTGCCGGTCGTCCAGCCGCAATAGGGACACCACCACTCCTTACCGTGAAAGGCGAATGTCCACAGCAGTGGCGTCTCATATTCGTCACGGTGATTCGGACATACACGCATATTGCTCATTCGCCGTCCTCCAGATAGAGCAGCATTGGCCTGGTTGACCGATCCGCCCTTAGACCCTCGATCCAGCCGCCGTCAATGCCGCGCAGCAGCTGATTGCCACATGAGGCGTTGCTGGCGTAATGGTGGTACTGGATGCCCTCCACTGTCTCCTTGATCGTCGAGCCCGGATTGCGCTCGAGGTACTGCTTCACCGCCTGCACCATTGCCTTGAACGGCGTCCAGTAGCTGCCGTCGGCGGTCCCGGCCTTGGCGTAGGTGGCGTGCTGCTCCGTCAGGAGCTCGCGCCAGGCGACGGCTAACCGCGGCTCCCTCACAAGGTGTCCCGGTCGACGCTCCTTGATCCGCACCTGTCGCTGCCACCGGCTCGGGTCGCCAGGAGGCACCTGGTAGTTGCAGACCTGCTCCCGCTCCGCGATCAGAACGCCGATTCCCAAGTGCTGAAGACACTCCCACGCGGCCCTGCCGCGGTAGGCCGAGCGCCGCTTCCACGGGATGCACACCGACACGCGGTTCGCCTGGTCGCGCCAGTCATACGCCTGCTCGATGAGCGCCCACGTAAACGACCGCTTCAGCTCGATGACCCAGCTCACGGGGCCGCGCAGCGCTACCACGTCAGCTACCTTGCCGCCGGCCCTGGCCTGCACCTCCTGGTACACGTCCCAGCCTAGCGACTGGAGCCACGGCACGACGGCCTCTCCGAGCTGTTCTTCAGATTCGCACCAGCTCACCTCACTCTCCTCGCCTTCACCCCGCGCCTCACGCAGATTTCCTCGCACCGAAACACCCGGTGCGAAAGCTCGCCGACGTAGTGGCCGGTCTCCGGGTCGATGTTGGCAGTCGCTGTCTCGATGTCCGGCTGAAACACCCACGCTCCCCGCAGACGGCCGTAGCGCTCACAGAGACGCACGTAGCAGCGACCTTCACCGGAGTAGGCCCTACACATCTCAAGCTGCCTCCGCTCCTTCAGTGCCTCCTCCGGCGCACTCCAGGGCCGCCGCCGGCACAATGCCGCGCGAGACAACGTGACCGTGCGCGTCCCGCACCAGCTTGATGTCGCCGTCACGCTCCAGGCCCCGAAGGTGGTACGAGATGACGCTTGTCGAGGCGCCACCAACAGCTTCAGCGAGCTCGCGGATGGATGGGCTAATGCCGTGCTCGGCCCGGTGGTCGAGTATGGCTTGTAGGATGTCAGATCGTCTGTCTGTCACCGGTTCTTCCTCTCTTCGCTCCTCGGGGGCACCGGCTGCCCCAACCGATGCCCCCTCAAGGAGGAGGACCCGTGACCGTTCTAGCGAACGGCTGGGTCAGTGTGGTCGGCGGGGCCTCGAACCCCGTCAGGGCTTTCGCGCGGTTGCTACTCCGCTGGGCCGTCTCTCGCTGGTGTGCGGCCTGGTTGTCATTCACGTCCAGAGCAGAACGCTTCACCACGTCAGCGCCCAAGCGCGCCTTTACGCGTCGACCACTTGGTTGTTAATGGGGCCGTCCAGGTCGCTCACCTGCCGGATGCCGACGCCGTTCGTTCTTGTCAGCACGGCCTCACACTGTGCCTCCGGCCACGCCTTAGCGACGCGGTGCCCTCGATGCGGCCCCAAGTGGCAGCGTCCGGAGTCGAACCGGGGTTGTAGTGCCAACCGGCCAGTACTAGGGCATTGCCCGTTCCCAACCGTGCGCGCTCCGATGGGCGCCGCCGCTGCCAAGTTGTGAAGGTGCACTTACCCTCAATGGGCTGGGGAGGACTCGAACCTCCGACACCGGCCTTATCAGAACCGTGCTCTCACCGCTGAGCTACCAGCCCGACAGGTCACCTCTCGTGCCACGCCTTGATGCCGTGGCGCTTGCGAACGATCGTTCCGGCCTCGTTGATCGGCCGCAGACCGATGGTCTTGTAGCCCTCCGCGAGTGCTATTCGCTCAGCTTCCTCGAGGACCTCGTCCATCTTGTCCTCGCCGAGCTGATACTTGAGGGCGCCCAGGCTATCCCTCGCCGCGCGAGTCAGCTTCATCGGTCGTCCTCGAGATCGCGCGCCGTGCCGACGATGCCGACCGTCAGCAGCCCGAGCATGAAGCACAGCGGGCCGTAGAGCGCGATGAAGACCCAGACCCAGGTGCTATCGCACTGCGCCATTGACGGCCTCCTTCGGTAGCCTGATGTACAGGACGTTGCCGGCGAGCTTGGGAGCAGCACGAACCGGCTCTTCGACGCTGATGCCGTAGTGGGCCATTGCGCACCCAACACTCACCAGGCGCGAGCTCGTGCCGTTGCCGGGGGCTCTTAGGGCATAGCCATGTCCCTCGCCCTTCTTGGCCGCGCGCACCCCGATGGCGCGGTTGTCGGCATCCCACATGATCACGACCTGGTCGGGGTAGTGGATCATCCGGGCCGCCTCGTCGGTGAGCTGCAGCTTCCCGCTTGGCCAAAGCGACATCATCGGACCGTTCGGCTTGTGCACCCGCTTGTGCACGAATTGCTCGAAGTGAAGCTCGGGCATCAGTCGACCTCCATTTCAGCCTGCTTGGCCTTGCCCTTCTTGGGGGAGGGGGCAGCATCGCCGCCGCCCCCTCCATCGGCAGGTGTGGGGGTATCGCCAGACCATTCGTAGTCCTCGTCGGCCATCTCATCGAGGCGCTCGTTGATCTCCGACGTGCCCGTATCGCGCTTGGCCTTGAAGTCGAAGTGGTCGGAGCGCTTGGAGTTGCCGTCGCGGATGGACGTATAGACACCGCGTAGGTCGGCGAGCTCGTCTTCCGTGATGAGCTCCAGGTCATGCTCGAGGTGGTCCGCCAACATCGCTGACGTGACCCCGATCTGGTCGAACGCCAAGGCCAGGCGGCGAATGGCGGCCCCCTTGTCTTGGGCAATCTCGTTCCGAGCCGCCTTCGTCAACGTCTCGACCGCCGTTCGCTCGGCCTCTTCCGTCACGTCCGGAGGAATGAGCTGGAGGATGCAGTTGCGCACCAGGACGGCGCCGCGCCTGTTGGTGAGCTCCCGCAGGTCCCGCTCGTCGGGCTCGACCCACTCCGTGCGGCCGTTGCGCTTCCGTTGGATCAGTCGAGCGAACTGGTCTTCGGCCTCGACGTAGCCGTTGGTTTCCAGATCCAACGCGTAGGCCCGAATGTGGACGTTCTGCTCGTCGACGCTCACGATTCGGAGGCCGTATCTGATGTTTCCCCATACACGGGCCATCTCGCGGGCCAACTTCACGCTCGGTCCGCTGACCTGCTTGCCGCCACGAGGGAAAGCGTAGCGGGCGCCTTCCGCGAAGCCCGGCCGCTGACACGAGCGGATGATCTTGGTGTAGGCCGCGGCCTCGTCACGCGGGAAGCGCTTGGCGACGACGATGGCCGACTCGATCTCGGTCTTCTCGCGTTGGACGATGGACTGGATACCGCCGTCCTGTTGCTCCTGCTCCTCGAATCCGGCGAGCTCTGCCGGGGACGGTACGATCTCTGTGTTCGTCATGCTGCCTCTCCTAGCCTCTCGTCTATCTGTCGCGGGGCCCAGACGGGGATGTCGATCACCTCGACGTTCTCGCTGTATCCCGGCCATGTGTCGGATTCCAAGCACTCTGCGTACCGATCCAGCAGCGGCCGCAGCTCACGCGTGCCGTCTTGGATTGCCTCGATGGACAACTCGTATAGCGCGACGCCATAGGGCGGATCCTTCTCAATCGCCACAAACGCGAAGTTGCGGAACGGTAGTCCCAGCGCCTTCGCTCCACCCAGGTAGTGAGCCGCCTGGATGTGGTAGCCGTAGTTCCAGATGTCGCGGTGGAACGGATCGCGGGCTGCGCATCGAGTCGTTTTCAAATCGACGATGGTGCCCGTTTTGTGCCCCAATAGGTCAAATCGCCCTCGCGCCAGCACCCCCGTCGGCTCGTCGATCCATAGCGCCGACTGCTCGGCATCCCCGATCAGAAGCTGCCGCGCCTTCGGATGCGCCGCGATCGCGTCGCGGATCGCAAGGCAGGTGTCGTGGTCGGACGCTGACAACACCGTTGCCTCGGGATGCTCAGCAGCGAGAGCCGCGCGCGCTTCCTTGACCGCTTTCGTCCGACCGTCGCCCTCGACGTTGCGGACCCAGGCCGTCTCGAAAAGCTCCGGCAGTAGCACGCAGTCGTGCACCGCCGAGCCGAGGATCTGCGCCGGCGTCGACGGTGACGGATGATCCATCTGCCACTTGAGGTGCGCCGGCGAGAGGTCGCGAAGCGTCTTCAGCATTGACTGCGAGACGCCCGGAAGCTGGTGGTACTCCTCCATCGGGATGTTCGGGTAGAGTCCTGGCGCGAGCTCGCTCATGCCGATACCCTCTCAGCCACCTCTCCATCCTCGATCAGCACGCTGACCTCGGGACCATCGGAGACCCTTTCCAGCCACACTTGCGCCTCAGCCTCTTCGGCCATCTTCGCCACCAGCGCCAGGTTGTCGTCGTCGAGGAGCGAGCCGTCGCGGATCAGCAGCACCCGCAGCTCGGGGTTCGCGGCGAGACCCATCGCGACCGACACGCGCAGTTGCTCGGCGCTCGACGCCTGGTCGAAGGGGATGCCGTTCAGCAGCACGCGATCCTCGTCGAAGCTCAGGCCCTCGACGGGGAACGCGGCTTCGGCGAGCGCGTGTCGCTTCTGGTTGTCGAGCTCGGCGATCTTGGCCGTCAGGTCGTCGTAGGCCAGGTGCGCGGCCATGTGCTCGCGCTCAACGCTGGTGCGTTCTTGTGCAGCGCGGTGCTTCGCGTTGAGCTCGTCGGCGTCGGCGATCTGCTCTTCCCACGGCGCGGTATCAATCGCCATTATCGACTTCAGCGCCTCCTCGCCCTCAGCTACGTCTTTCTGCGCTCTGCTGAGCGTGGCGCGCGCCTGTTTCAGCAGTCCCTCCAGTTCCTTGACCTTCCGCTCCGCTAGCTCTAGGGAATGCCGACGGTCCTCTAGCACCCTCCCAGCCTCGGCGTAGCGAGCATTGTGCGCCTGCGCCGTCTTCAGCTTCTCCATCAGCTCGGCAACACTCACCAGCTTCTCCGGCGCGTCCTCGACAACAGGCATTCCCGCCAGCTGGCCCTCGAGCCGCTTCACGTCGCGGCCGATCTCGGTGCGGTCGTGGTAGACCTGGTCGCGCTCGGCATCGAGGTCCGCGAAGTCCAGCCCCACCAGCTCCTTCAGGGCCTCGACCTGGTCGCGCGGCGTCATTGCCGTGAAGGCCAGCGGATCGAACGACAGCCGACCCACCAGCCCGTCGAGCACTGTCTGCGGCGACTTGGCGCTGAACCCGTTGCCGGAAGTCACCCGCAGGTAGCTATCCTTCTCTGTCCAGGTGCGCTCGACTACGAACTCGCCAAGGTCGACCCTGGCACATGCCTTCTCTTCACCATCGCGAATCGGCTTCGACGGGCACAGCGCCTTGCCTCCGAGGGCGTAGGCGATCGAATCGAGCACCGATGTCTTTCCCGCGCCGTTCTTGCCACCGATCACGACCAGGCTACCGTCGGGCTCGATGTGAACGGCCTTGAGTCGCTTGACGTTGGTTGCTTCCAGGGCAACGATCTTCATGCGTGCACCCTCCTTGTGCGCTCCACCTCCAGCCTCTTCTCGAGGCGGTAGTTCTTGTCGCTCAGGCGGACCAGGCTCTGGCGAACATCCTCCGCCTTGCGATGGTTCCGCGCGGCCTCTTCGGTCATCGCGTCGATGCGGTCCATCAGCGCCAGCATCAGGTCCGGCACCATGTCGTCGGCGCCCTCGCGATCGAGAAACGCCATCACCGAAGCGGCATCAGCCTCGGTGTAGACGCGCCGGCCGCTGATGAGGTCGTCGTGCAGGACTGCGTGGAGGTAGTCGATGTAGCCGCTCATCGCTCCGGCTCCATCTCCGCCAGGTGCTCCCAGATCTCGTCGTAGAGCGCCGGCGATTCGAGATGCTTCTGCAGCACGTCGTCCGGCACCGGGCCGTCGAGCGACCGAGCGCTCAGCAGGTCGAGCGTCGGATACTCCTCCGGCGCTGCCCGGTCGTTGGGGTACATCCGCGCCGGGCGGTAGCGTCCGCTGATGCAGTACTCGACCTCGACCTCAAACTGCTCGCCGTCGTGGTCGAGTGGACCGACATAGGTGGATGCCGCGACCGGGGAGGTGCGGCGGGGGAAGACGGGCTGCGCCGATTCGGGTTCCGCTGTTACCTGATTGAGACCTTGACGCGTATCAGCCCTTCGGTAGAATGTGAGGTGCTCGGGTGTGAGTGTTGACAAGACGCTCCTCCTTGAGCTTCTGTCGGGGGCTTCGGATCGAGTTTGGCGACTTTGCCCGAAGCCCTCTTTGCTTGTTAGATCACGGCATCATTGTACCACGGACTATGGCGTCTGACATAGTAACATACTAATTGGCTGCTGTGCGCCGTTTCCTGGCGGCAACGCGACCAGCGTCGGTGAGCATGACCCCGCGTGCCGTCTCGGCCCATAATGTGACATGGCCCTTGCGCTCCAGTTGCTCCAAATGCCATCGCGCCGACGTGTATGAGCGCCCGACTGCCTCGCCAATCTCGCGATGTGTCGGCGGCAACTCACCCGCCTCTTCGCGTCTCAGAAGCTCGACCAGGATCGCCAGCCGAACTGCGTCTCCCTTGTCTGTCACGGCTCCTCCTCTCGGAGCCGCGATTGTAGCAGCCGAAGAAGTCATTGCGCTAGACCTCCGATCGTGGTAGGCTCGATCGGCCTGAAAGGAGAAAGCGCATGCGCAAAGTACGCAACTACGGCCTTGGTTGTCTTGGTCTCTTGGTGGTCGCCTTCGTTGCCTTGATGGTCCTGATGCCGAGCCCTGATGAAGAGCCGGAGGCAACGCCAGTTCCCACGAGCCTTGATGTCGAGGATGTGATTGACGCTACCAAGGAGGCAAGGGCTGAGCTTCCAACATCGACGCCTGCTCCAACGGTCCCCCAGAACACCGAGGCGGGACTGCGCACCGCGCTGTCGAAGGAACTCGGGAAGGGCAATCGCGACGCTCGGAGGCTGGAGAGCGTGACAGTTGAGTCCAACGAGGCCACTGGCACGGTGGTCACAATCCGCTGGGCCATCAACGATAACCTGACCGAGGGCATGATCCGCACTGGCGCTCGGTCCGATGCCTTCGACATACTCGGGGTAGTTGCCAGCGCCGGCTTCGACGACTTGGCTCAAGTCGACCTCGAGGGCACGTTCTCCATGCTGGATCAGTACGGCAACGCGAGCGAAGACGTCGTTGTCGACACGTCCTATACCGGCGAGACGGTTGCGAGAATCAACTACGACAACATCCTCGTCCAGGACTCCATCTTCGAGATTGCCGATGGCGGAACGGTGCACCCGCTGTTCCGGGAGTAGCCTCACACCGCCACCTCCGCCCGCGGCTCGATCGCAGTCACAATTTGCTCAATATACCCGGCCGGGTCGCTCGATAGCATGTCGCTGGTGATCTCGATCACGATCCAGCCGAGCATCTGAGCCGCGTTCATCTTCTCCCGATCATCCCGGAAGCCAGCGCCGCGCGTGTGGCGGCCTCGCGCATACGTCGCGCCGTGGAGCTCGACAGCAACGCGACTCGGCACGTGTGCGAAGTCCAGTCGCCAATCCTTCAGCCCCGCCTCGCATAGCCGCTTTCGGATACCAGGGCCGAGGCCGACGTGGTGTGCTGCGAAGCGGTACTCGCGCTCGAGCTCGACGCCGTTGCCGAGCTGTCGCCAGCGCGTGGCGAAGGAGCGCTCGAGAGGGGAGGGGTTGGAGAGGGTCACTCGGCAGCCTCCTCCTCTGCATCGTCAGATAGTAAGCCGTGCCTTCGTAGCGCCGCGGAGAGCTCGATGAACCCCGGCTCGTTCGCCCGAGCCCTGGCGTGCGCCAAGAAGAAGCTGTGGTGCTGTGCCCACGCGCTGTGCGCCTTGTAGTCAAGTCCGACAACATAGTCATCTGGGCCCACATACTCCAGGAGCTCTGAGTATGATGCGCAGTACTCGTCAACGGCCGCGAGGGTGGACGCATGGCTGCAGTGATCGTTGGCAAACGCTTCAGCCACCTTCCTGGATGACTCTAGAGCTTCAGTGATCACGTACTTGCGGAGCAGTCGACTGAGGGGCAGGTGCGGCATGTATGGCGTTGCCCAGCCGTCCAAGTTGTCGCAAGCGTCCTTCAGGCTCAATAGCGCCTGGTTGTAGGCGGGGGCCATGAGTTCTAGCGCGTGCCTCAGATGCAGCTTCGCCTCCAGCGAAGAGCCCGTCCGGTACACGGCAACGCCGAACAGCGCGAGCCCGGCAGCGAGACTCCACTGCCATGGGTTACCCAGGGGCAGGTCCGCGATAGGTATCTGCGGCAGGTCGGTGGCGTGCTCCAGTATGAACTCCGCTGTGTCCATCACTTCTACTGCCTGCCACAATCGCGGTACCACTGCGGACGCAACCGCAACGGCGAGTCCGAGACGTCCGTCGCGTCGGCGCAGTGCCTGAGCGGCGCCGAGCCGTGCCTTCGTTGTCCAGTCCATGCGGCGAATCCTCCTTGTGGACTCGCCATGGTACCAGACGCCCACCCATTAGGTAGCGGCACGACAGCCTTCCCACCCAAAGAACTTGCTCGCCCACTCGAAGTCGCAGCATGCTCGCGCCGCCGCCTCGGAGTCCGTGTGCATATCTCCGACGAACAGCGTCTCTCGCGGACTCACTCCATACGCCCCCATAATCGACAGCAGCATCCCGGGCTTCGGCTTCCGGCACGCGCAGTGCGATCGCGGCCCGTGCGGGCAGATCCGGATCCCGAGCGCAGAGTTGTGAACAAGGCCGTTGCCCCGCTCCCATCCGAAGGCCTGCTCGGCCAGATCGCGCAGTAGGCCGAGAGCAATCGGAGCAGTCAAGTAGCCAAGAGCGATCCCGGCCTGGTTGCTGGCGATGCCGAGGTGGCAGTCGAGGTCCGCAATCCTCTCTCGGACTCCAGGGATCAGCTCCCACTCACCGGCCCGGTTAGGACACGGCTGACCCTCCACCGTGCACCGCCGGAGCGTGCCGTCAGCGTCGAAGATGATTAGGTGGTATTTGGATACGTGCTTACTGGGCAAGTGCGTCGATTACCTCCCAGATCTCACACGTGTCCTATAGTCACGCTTCCTTCCTGAAGGTCGGCCCAATTGGGGTCGGCCTTCGTCGTTGGAGGTGCCTGGTGTGGACACGCGCGTTGACAATATACTGAGTGTCGCCTCGCTAGTCAAGAGCTTTCTCCATCGCGCCAGCCGCCAGGGCTTGCGTCTTGCGGTCGACGTGGCTGTAAATGCTCATCGTGTGAGCCATCGTGGAGTGGCCCAGCGTCTGCTGGATGACTCGCGGATGCACGCCCTGCTCGACCAACAAGGTGGCGCAGGTGTGGCGCAGGTCGTGGAACCTCCGGTTCTTCAATCCGGCCCCCTTGAGCTGGCGCTGGAACTCCCGCTGGACAGTCGATCGATGCAGCGGCCGGCCGAGCCGAGTGGTGAAGACCAGGTCGCTATCGTGCCAGTTCTTGGTGCCAACCTGCAGCCTCCTCCTCGACTGAGCTTCCCACCTTCGAGCCAGTGCTTCCGCGGCGAGCTCAGGCATCCGGAGCGACCGGACACTATCCTGCGTCTTCAGCGGCACCAGCATGAACTCGTGGTCAATGATTTGAAGCTGCTGACGAATGTGCAACGTCCGCGTGCTGAAGTCGACGTCCGACCACTTGAGGCCAAGGAGCTCTGCCTGGCGCAATCCCATCGTGATTGCCACGACGTAGAGCGCCTCGTACCAGTCGCCGGCGACGTGCTCGAAGAACGTGTGAACCTCCGACGACGACAGCGGCATGCCCTTCTTCGGAACCACCCGCGGCAGATCCACTGCGTCGGCCGCGTTGGTCATCACGAGGCCCCAGGCGATCGCGCGCCTGAGCGCAATCCTGAGCGTGCTGCGGATCTTGCCGACCGTGCCGGGCTTCAGGCCCTCGGCGAGCATCTGAGCGATGAATCGCTGCACCTGGTAGGGCGTGAGCTCGTCGATCGGAATCTCCCCGAGAGCAGGCACGATGTGTACTCTCACGTGTGACTCGTGGATCGACCAGGTCTTCCAGCGGCGGTTCGGTTTCACTGCCACGTCGAGCCACTCGGCCAGGTACTCCTCGAGCGTCATGGCTCCCACCTTCGGCCCTGGCCGGGAGTCCAGGGCGTTGCAGCCTTGTATTCCCCCCAGGCCTGGGCGACGCACATCCAGTAGACGACCGTGTGGGTCCATTGATCGGTTCGCAGGAGCACCATGTAGGGTAGGCGCCCCTGGTCGCGCAGCACCTTCACTCGACCGCGACCGATCATCATGTGCTCGCCCGCCGTCGTGCTCCCGACGGCTAGCTGAGAGATGTCGATCGACGGCAACAGCCGGGCCTGCAGCGCCGCGTTGACATCGCTCAGCCCCTGATCCAGGAGCTGCTGCTGCAGGATCTCGCGGGCTCGGTCTCGGAGTGGGTCCGGCAGCGCGGACCACCTCCACGTTTCTTCCGTCACGGCTCCTCCTGTCGGTTACGGGGGCTGCAGTATCCTCCGCGGATGAGGGGAGCGAACGTGACAGTCTGGTTACAGGCGCATCGCTTTCGGCAGGGGGCCGATTTGTTGCGGCTCTCGAGCGGAGCGATGTATCATGCGAGGCTGCCGCCGGAGCTGGACGATCCAGCGGCATGGCCTCGGGGTGGTCACTCACCACGGGGCCTTCTCCTTTGGGTTGATGTGAAGACGGATCGAGCCTGGCGACTCGGAGCTACCTCATAGATGATAGCACAGACGTTCTAAGACCGGGGGCGGATACGGCCAGTTGTTGTCCACCGGCTATCCACAGCGCTGGTTTGATGTGCTGCGTATCCTAGACGACAGGCGTCCCCGCTTGCCTGGCGTTTGCCATGCGACTTCTCAACGCAAATGGGATCCGGCCGGTTCCCAAGCCTCACACCCGTGCGATCCGGAGGGTTGGCGACTGCACGTTACCGCGAACGGTGCCTCATCGCCAGGGGGTAGGCGCCAGGATTGGGACAGGGGAGCGCCTCTACACGCCCAGCTTCCCTTGCTCGCCCTCCGTCCTCTTCGCCTTTGGGGCTTTCTTGAATGTCACGTCGACGCCGGCGCGGGGGTAGTCGACCCCGTGCCCCTCGAGGAGCTCCTCGACCGTGAGTAGTTGAATCCGGTGGTGCTTGCTCCCGAGCGGCGACTCATAGAACCCGGCGCTCGCGGCCTCGGCGCGCATGTGAGAAGTCGGCTCTTGCATCGAGATCAGGACGCCGATCTGTGCCTTGACGCGGTCGATCGTCCCGACGAGATCGCGGACGTGAGCGGACCCGGTGTGCCCCGCCTTGACCGAGAAGATGATCTGCTTAGTTGCGCCTCTAGGGTCGTCGTGGAAGTAGAGCCGCCCGTCGATCCCCTTATCGGCCCCCTTCTTCTCTTCGGTGGGGCGCGCCCCGACAAGACCGAGCGACCACCACTGGAACTGGAAGGGGTCTTGCGCCGCAAGCGCCTCGGCGTCGGAGAGTGCGGTCGGTTCGCCTACAACCTGGTAGTCAAGCTCGTCACCAAAGGCATCCTGTAGTCGAGTTCGCATCAGCCCAATGGCTAGGTGCGTGATGTCGATGCCGATCCACCTTCGTCCAAGGCGCTGGGCGACTGCCAGCGTGGTTCCGCAGCCGCAGAAAGGATCGAGTACCAAGTCGCCCTCGTCGCTACTGGCGCTGATGACTCTCTCTAGCAATGCCTCCGGCTTCTGGGTCGGATAGCCAAGCCTCTCTTTGGATACGCTGCTGATGATGCTTATCTCCCACCAGTCGGGCATGATGGCGCCCTTCGGGTTGAAGTCGACTCTCTTGCCGTACTGCATTTGGTACGGGCCCCGTTCGTCCTCTTTGATCCCGGCCATGACGTAAGGGACGTGTTGCGGAGCAAAGTCGAACTCCTGGGTCTTGCTGTAGAACAGCAGCACGTCGTGTTTGCGGCCGAACCTGCGTTTGGTAGCTCCACCAGAGCGGTAGCACCAGACGATCTCATTCTGGAACTGTCGAGCACCGAACGTACTGTCCATCAGGACTTTCAGGTAGTGACTCGCCGTCGGGTCACAGTGGAGGTAGACGCTCCCGGTGGGCTTCAGGACGCGCCGCAGCTCGATCAGGCGCGGCGCCATCATCGCGAGGTAGGCGAGCATGTCGTTGTCGCCCAGTAGGATTCGGAAGGCGCGCATCGCCTCCGCAACCTGGCCGCCGGACTCGACTACCTCGAAGTAAGACTCGGCTGCGGCTTCATCCCAGTGCCAGAAGTCGTCGAACGCCTCGATCTGCGCGGCGGCGTCGGTGCCGTCCTTCTCTTTGAACAAGACGTTGTAGGTAGCCTGCGAGTTGAACGGCGGGTCGAGGTAGATTAGGTCGACCGACTCGTCGTCGATGTACCGCTTCAGGATGTCGAGGTTGTCGCCGTAATAGAGGGTGTTGGGCATCGGAGCCTCCTCGCCGCAGTGTAGCACGGGCAACGCCCTGGGCAAGGCAATCTGGCCGTATCCCCGTGAGACCGCTGGCGTCAATCCTACTGTGACGCCGCGCCCCTGCCCATGGGGCTTGAAGTACCGGAGGAGTGATTCATGCGTGCCCCACGCCTACTTGTCCTGTCGAGCATCCTTGTGGCGCTGGTCTGCGCCGTCGGATGGCCCGTGCTGACCGCTCACGCTGTGGTCGTCGGTGGCAGCGCTGGCGTTGCGGTTGGCGACGAGACCGCTGTCGGCGTCGGTGTAGCCGGCAGGGCAACGGTCGGGGTCGGCGGCGGAGTCGAGGTCGCCTGGAGCGGGTGATCACCGACGGTGACGCCGATGCTACCTCCCACGTCGACGCCTATGCAGCCGGCGACTCCAACAGTAACAGCCATTCCACCGCCGACCATGTCACCAGTCCCGACCCCGGTTCCGACTGCGACCCTGATCCCCGGATTCACACCGAAGGTCGACCCTTCGATATCCGGAAAGGTGCCGTCAGCGGCGGTCAGCTATGCGCTCGCCAATCCGGCCAAGGTCCGGGGATGGGGGCTGCTACTGAACCCTGCAGTCCCGTTCCATCCGTTGTACAATCCCCACAGAACATGCCTGACGCTGACGAACCCCGGGGTGCCCTACGCACCGGTCTTCAACGACCTGGTGTTCAAGGCGGGGTGTCCGTAGGCTAAGCGGACTGCAAAACTGACAGCGTCTAGCAGACAGCTGGAGCCCGTCGTGCGCCGCGGCGGGCTTCGGCCTGCAGATCGATGCGGAGAGAGGGAAGTGGACGAGGTCGAACGACTCTCGGACGTGCTGAGCGACCTGCGCAGCGCGATCGAGGAGGCGGTGCTTAGCCGGTACCAGACTGTGCCGGATCACGAGCCCAGTACGATACAGACCACCCCGGGGGTCTCGACGAAGGCCTACAAGAAGCTGATGGCCCTCATCCCGACACTGAGGTGGGACGAGCGGATCACGCTCCTGCAGATAGTCGACAGCCCACGGTCACCGGTCGAGAAGCTGGCGGCACTTGAGGGGTGGCTTCGGGAGAGCGGGTACTAGGGGCGGAAAGGCGACTCGCGCCGCTAGCTCCCCCGTGGCATCATGCGCTCCTCGCACTCGAGGAGGAGCACGTGGAGCACAAGAGCAGGCGGTTCAAGATAGTCTACGCCGACGGCAAGGAAGAAGAGATCGAGGCGGAGACCTCCGATTTTCGCGGGGACCTGCTGGTCTTCTTCCAATGGGTACGGCGTCAAGCGGGACAGTATGAAGACCTCAGTCCGTGCACGGTTCTCGAGCCATCGGTCCTAACTACTCGACGGGCGAAGGACATCAGCAGCATCGACGACGTGACGGACCCAACTATCCGCTACTGACACCCACACCCCCGCCGAGGAGGCCCCGAACAGCCGCTCGGGCGATTTGCGCTCGCCTGAGTAGTCTACTACCCCCTACGCACGTCGGCGCTTAGATCTCCCCCGACAAGCTAGGGCCCCGACTCTCGCCGGGGCCCTCTGCATTGGTTGGACCAGACCCTACAGGCGTCTAGCCGCCATCGCGTCCGGCAGCCCCACTTGGCCCTTCAGCAAGTCGTACAGCATCTGCTGGGCCTTCCAGAACGAGAGCCAGATGCCGTAGACTGCCGCGAACCACAGCTGGAGCCCGGCGAGCCACAGCAGCAGGTCACCGCTCCAGTCCGGGAATTGCGGCAGCTTGGAGCCCATCAAGTAGACTGCCAGAAGCGCCAGCGGCAGAGACGCCGCAGCCGTGACGTTGCGCTTGCCCCACTTCTCCCCGAGTGACGTTTTCGCGACAAAGAAGTTGATGACGATCGTCACCAGCGGGAGCAGCACCTGCACGGCAGGCGGCAGTTCGGTGTCCTGGAGCAGCGCCATCAGAGCTAGCGATGCCAGGACGAGGACGAGTTGGATCAGAAGCATGTTCTACCTCCGTTGGTTTGGGCGCGGTCGCCGATCGCTGCGGACGCGGAGCTCTGGGTTAGCGATCGTCGTCCTGTACGCCTGCGTGATCGTGCCTGGTCCTGATCTCCTCCCTCAGCTCCTTGCGGGCGCGGCCGTGAATGCTGCGCAGGTCGCCAGCCGCCAGGTCGTGGAGGTAGGCCATGTCGTCGGTGAACTCGAGGAGTTCCTTGATCTCGTGCTTCGCTCGCCGGAAGGTACGCATCTTGTCTGCGTACATCTGGCTGAGCGTCGCGAGGTCCAAGTTGGCGGCCGATACCTCGACGGTGGCCACCGATGGATCGAAACAAGTGCCTTCCATGCTGTTTCTCCTTTCCGTCAGGCTCCGCACTCACCGCCGCCCTAGGGACTGCGGCAGCCTCGGAGCTTCACCGGATATGTGAAACGGGATACATTCCCGCGTCCGCCTAGCTCAGTCGCCTCAGCACTCCGAAGTCGTAGCCGATCTCCTCGAGCTGCTCCACGGTCAGGACCGCACTCTCCGGCGGTCTGCCGCGCAGCTTGAACACGATCGCGACATCGCCGACGCCCTGCTGGTACTGAATGCGATTGACGGGCACATCGATGTCCAGCAGGCGGCTCAGGATGGCCGCTGTGCTCTCGTGGCCGATGGCGCTCTGCCAGCCGGGCGCATCGGCCAGAAGTCGGCGTGCGCTTTCGATCGTCGCGGGTGAGTACTGATACTGCCCGAAGGAAGTCAGGATCGACGTGTTGAGTAGAGTGATCATGGATACCTCACTGGTCTGTTTCTCCCGTAGTCGGGCGCTGCTCCATACGCAGCCCCTCGCATCGCGACCAAGTGCGGCATGACCTGGTCGCCCGGACAGCTCGTCTGAGACAGCTCCCGGTGGCCGCGCCAGACGTTGTAGCCGAGCACGTCATCGCAGGTGCAGAGCCACACGTAGAGGGCCTGCAACATTTCGGGCGTCGGGTCCGTCTGGGTGTAGTGGCCGCACAACGCCACGTGGACGCTTGTCGGATTCCACCTCGGCCCCGCCCCCCAGCTCATCTTCGACGGCGGGATCATCAGCTGCAGCCGCCCGTCGGGCGTGATACAAGCGTGGTAGCCGCCGGTTGTCGTGGCGTAGGGCCAGCGACTCTTGACGAAGAAGCGCCACAGGCAGTGCGCGTCGCACTTCTGCGAACCGGCCGTGTGGTGCACGACATATCGTGCGATGGCCGTCGATCCACCGGGCCGCGCGATGTGGTTGCCGCCGTAGAGCCGGATGAGCTCGTCGCCCAGGTAGGCGAATGAGGAGCCCAGCCGCTCGCGGAGCTTCCCGACGAAGACCGTATCTCTGTACATCATGGTTGAGCCTCCACTGCCGAGAACTCCTGCACCCTGACGGCCACATGCCAGGGCGAGCGGATCCACACGCCTGTGTGCAGCGCGCCAATGCCCGGATTGGCTGCCCGCAGGTCCTCGATGTCGTCGCGCGTCGGCTCGCAATCGAGTAACCGTCGCGCAATCGACCACCAGCCGTCACGCCGGCGGACCTCCGTCATTGCGAAGACCTGGCGCGTCGGCGTTGGATTCGGTTCTGGTTCCGGTTCCGGCTCAGGTTCCGGATCCGGATCCGGATCCACGCGCGGCACCTCACACTTCGTGGTGAAGTCGGCCATGTTCTCGAGTCGCCTCCGCAGGCCTTCGTTCTCCCAGATCACGTTCTGGCCGTGCTCGGGCCCGCTGTTCCAGATGAACCAGGTTACCCCGAGCACGCGTCCCGATTGCGCCGCAGCCATGAGGAGCCCCGTCATCGCCGTCTCCGTCGCGTCGGTCTTGGCGTGGTGGGAGTGCGTCCAAGTGCCGGCCTCGGTGATGAGCAGCGGCTTGTCCGGGAACTGCGCGAGCATCCCGCCGGGATCCGAGTCGTTCTTGAAGCCGCGGGGCCGGAAGTCCCGCAGCATGTACCAGTATTCGTCATCGCCGCCCGGCGCCGTCCGCTGGCCGTCCGCTCCCCAGTTGAGGTAGCAGTAGGGGTGCGAGGCCATGATGTCGCAGCGGTTGATCGCGGCGCGGATCTCCGGCACCTGGTACTCGCCGTCCGGCGGGTACCCTGGCGGCTCGTGGCCGAAGGCGAGCGCCGACCAGACCCGCAGGCACTTGTGGCCGGGAGCTGCACCGTCGAAGGCTTCCCAGAACAGGCTGTTCCACAGCCCGATGGCCTGGTAGTCGGCGACGGAATGCGCCACGTGCGGCTCGATGTTTTGCTCGTTCGCCGGCGAGATCGCGACGTAGGGATCGTCGAGTAGAGACGCCGTGCGGACGTGCCCGTCGGTCCAGTTGTCGAGCATCCTGACCGCGTGCTCTGCCCATCCGGCCGGGTCTAGTTCGCGCCAGTTGGGGTGATAGAGCCGAACGTGGATCAGGCGTCGCGGCGCCGGGTCGATCTCCTGCTCGTCGAAGCCGTAGCGGAGCTTGCCGTACCAGAAGCGGTTCTCGACGTCGCCCCATTGGTCTGCAACTTCGTCCCTTGCGAACATCAGATGGTGGAGGATCGTGACGGCGCCCTCTGGCCTCGCGACGCGGATCGCCTGTTCAACGTCCCAGTGGCGCGAGTTTGAGATGTGGATCCCGTTGACGACTCTCATGCGGCCCCCTCGTATTTGCGCTCGTAGTCCGGACATTCCCAGACCGGAAGCACTAGTCCCTGTGCCAGACAGACGGCGTAGACCAGGTTCGCGATCGGGCAGTTGCCCTCGGGCATTCCAGGGTTGAACTTCGAGCATGTACCGCAAAGGCAGTGCTCCCGGTGCCTACCCTTCAGGCCGCGCCGCACCGCCACGTTGTTGCCGTGGTGCTCATAGCGAACGAAGTCGCTATCGATGTAGGACAAGGTAGGGTCGGTCGCGGTGCCCATCAGTTACTCCTCAGCTCCGGCGGCACTCCGACGCTGAAGTGCCCCACGTAGTCTCGTTCGGGGTGGTACAGGTAGCACTCGGCGGCGCGTTTGTGCTTGTAGCCCTTCTCGGCATGCCATTGGTCCCGAGCCACTAGACTCGGCATCACGCGCACGCGGACGCCATGGTCCTCGTCGACCGAGACGTACTTGACCTCTCGCTTGCGATGGGTGTGAGCCGTCCACCATTCGTGATGACTCGTCTCCGCCCAGAGCTCCGGCACGTCGGTGGCCATGATGACCGCCAGGTCTTTCTCCGGTGCCTCGTCGCCGTGAGCTAGCCCGATCAGCGTGTTGCAGTAGCGGAAGTACCGATGCGGTGTCGGCTCGTTGCGGATGGTCACGGCTTCGTCGGCGTGGAACCAGCACCACACTGAGTGCCCGAGGGTGAACATCGAGTCCTTGTCGTGGTTGCCCGGCACGACGACGACTTCGGTCGGCGCGATCATCCGCAGGCGCTCGATGACTCGCACCAGGGCCCAGAATGCCCGCAAGTACATCTTCTGCCGCCGCGTGTCCACGTCGAGGCTCGTGCCCTTGGTCGTGGCACCTCCGGCTCCCTCGATCGTCTGGTCTGCGTGCAGCCAGTCGTTTCCGGCGACGAATAGGATCTTCTCGACCTCGAAGCGCGTGACGTAGCTCAAGAGCTGCTCCAGCGCGTGGTCGAGGATTCGATCTGCAAGGTCGATGTCGTAGTCGTCGCCCGTCTCCTCGCCCCACGCCAGCAGGCCAAAATGGTGGTCGGCAATGCTCAGCGCCAGTAGATGCGGGTCGGAGACCTTCGGGTACTTCGGCTTGCGGTAGTTCGGCGCGTGGTTCTTCAGGTCGTCCAGGAGGCCGGCCACGATGGCCTTCGCGTCGACCAGCGGCTGCAGCGGCCTCAGCCACGCTTTCACCTGCCACAGCGGCTCGACGATGATCTCGCCGTCTACGTTGGCCCCGACTTCCCACTTGTTGAGCACATGTCGGTATACCTCCCATCGCTCCAGGTCGACCTCGCAGACCTCGAGCAAGTGGTCGAGCGTGCGGATACGGTTGCTCCGCCGCGCCTCCAGGATGCGGCCCTGCTCGCTCGCGCTGTCGGTGACTTGCTCTCGTGGGCCGTCGGTGACAGCGGGGTCTTCCTCTTCCCGCTCGCCAGCGACCTCGACTCGCTTCTGCGAGCGCCGATAGACGGCAACGCGCGTCGCTGTTGCCGACTTGCCGAACTTCGCGCCTACCTCTTTCCACGTCAGTCCCTTGGCTTTGAGTGCTTCCGCCCGGTCGAGCAGTGCGTCCGTCCATACCTCCGGTCCGACGCTCATCTCCGCACCTTGGGTTACGGGTTAGCCTACTGACAAGGAGAATCGTCGCTACGGGCCGAATCCGTTGACCAGCAGGTTCACTGCGAACAGGAGCGCAGATGTCGCCAGCGCCACCAGGATCCCGGTGAGCTTCTGGTTCATGGCCTCCACACAGTCACGCATTTCCTTCATCTCGGACTCCAGATGGGTCACACGCACGTCGAGCTTGGCGACCGTCACCCGGTTGTTGTTGTCATCCGTCATGCGCGCAGCCCTCCGTCTTGGGCCGGATTGCCCCTACGTGTCTTGATAGATGCCGTACAGCAGCTTGAAGATGAGCAATGCGACCACGAGGCTCGCTGCCACCACGCCGACGATGATCCCGATTGTGAGTGCCGTCATGACTTCACCTCCGCAAAGCTCTTCGTGCCGCTCACGCAGCCGAGCAGTCGTCGCAGTTGGGCGGAATGGCTTGCCTCACGCTCGCACGGTAGCTCGCCGGGGAATCGCTCGCATTCTTCCATGTCGTCGGCCAGCGCCATTAGGAGGCGGAATAGTTCCCCGGTCATCGCGCCGTCAGGAAAGGCGGTGTAGCGTTCAAGCACCTCGCCCAACTCATCCCTTGCCATCACCGAGTGCTTGGGCATGTGCGCCGGGTGCAACCACTCGTCCGCCCAGTGCCGTATCTCGTCTAGTAGGGTCGGCCTATACTTGCTCGTATCAAACACCACCACCTCAACCACATCTCACCTCCTGATCAGCCATCGAATCGTCCAGATGTTCGCCGCCGTGATTGCCGCGAACGCGAGTGCCACCGTCAGGAGTGCGAACCAGTCGCTCATCGCCCCAATAGCCTCCCGGCCAACATGGCTAGGGATGCATCCGTCAGCCCGAAGCCCCGCTGATCCCACGGATCTCCCGATTGATCTGCGCGGTAGATGATCGCCAGCGGGATGTCCTCCGCCTCAAGCACGTCCAGCATGTTGCCAAGAACGGCATGTTGTTGCGGCGAGTTGTCCCCGAACTCCGTCACCCAGATCGGCACCGAGCTCGGCAAGTACTTGTGGACCAGCTTGCGGAACTCCTGCAGCTTGCTTGCGTCCGACGCCCAGCCGCCCGCGTGGTACAGGTGCACTGCCGCCGCGTCCAAGCACTCGCCGTTGCGTGTGCCTGGACACTGGTAGCCCGAGAGCGCCCTGAAGTAGCGATCGGCCCACCAGTATTGGGCGGTGGTCTCGAAGGTGAGGCCCGGAGCCGATACAATCAGAGCTGGCGTATTGGCCACTCGCTGCCTAGCGTCGGTGATCTCGCTGCGCGTACCGGCCAGCGGGTCTACACCTGATGTAGCCTCGCGGACTGCCGTGTAGACCGCCGCCTGCCGGTAGGCGAAGAACTCCGGCCCCTGAGCACACTGGTCCGGCTCGTTGTCGGCCCGCATCGCAATCAGCCGCGGGCCGAAGGTGCGAGCCAGGTGCGCCACCTCTTGCGCATACTGCGCTGAGCTGCCGGGGTAGCAGGTGCCGTAAGTGGCGAGGGAGGCAACGAGCCCGGCGGCCTCGGCCTTGGAGATCTCCCCGTTGGCCCAGGCGTCGACGTTCTTGCCCGGCTCCTGCTGCACCCTTACGTCGGCGAGCTCGATGCCCGCCGCCGGGACTCTCTCCCACGAGGATGCGGGCTCGTTGCCAAGCCACCGCGCCCCCACGAGGATCGGGCAGTAGACTGGCCGCGTTGGTACAGCCGTGGGCAGAATTGTCGGACGAGGTGTGACTTCCGTGCCGTGGGCTGTTGGCGTCGGCACTAGATCCGGCGTTCGTGTTAGTGTTTGCGACGGTATTACACTAGGCGGCGGCGTCATCGTGGCGCAGACTGTCACTTCCCAGCACACCTCGCCGGGGGCGCACTCTGCCTCACTGTCCGCGCCAATGGCGACGGCCAGCAGCCACGCCAGGACGAACGCCAGCAGGAACGCCAGGAGCCAGCGCTTCATGGCAGGTATCCCGCGAAGCCGAACGGTGCCTCGTCGCCCCAGTCGTCACCGTCGTAGTCGTCCGTGTAGGGGTCCGGCGCCCCGACGGCGCCCGTGAACTCCGGCGAGTCGGCCATGACGTGTACCGTCCGATCCGGCTCATACGACACGGCGCGCATCACGAGATAGATGCTCGCCGGAATGGCCGCGATAGCCGACACGAGAACGCAGGCCGTGGGGCGGTCCATCAGCTCATCAGCCAGTCGAGCACAGCGCTGGCCAAGCGAATCGTGACCAGTGCAGCCACGACTAGCGGGACCAGCGTCAATCGTGCTATTGTCGCCATGCGGACCTCCTACGGTCTGCTCTGAGCGGGGGCAATCCTGTCCAGGGGCCGCCCCCGCTCACCCTACGTCTCTCTACCGGATATGTCGGCAACCAACGCCAGGACTCTGGCCTTCCCTTGCGTGCAATCACCCGGCACCAACA